GTGGCACGAAAATTTATTACGGAAAGACGTCCGACGGCTAGTCGAGGAGTCCAACGGTCTCCGGAAGACCGACGTACGCTCGTTGACGTTAAATATTCGCTAGAAGAGGCGTTGGAAATATTCGTACAAGCAAAAGAAGCGGAAGGACTCCGGCCTCGAACGATTAAAGATTACCGGCAGCACATTTCGTATTTGCGCGAATTTTTATCGGAGGAATGCCCGGAAGTTATCGAGGACATTAACGCTTTAACAGCGCAAATTATTCGCGCATATATTAACTACCTGCGGAAAGACAGGCGTCCGTATGAAGGCGCAGAACACCGAAAAGTAGTAGAGCGTGAAGGATTGTCCGTCAATACGATTAATATGCGATTGCGAACGCTAAAGACGATGTGCCGTTTTTGGTATGCGGAAGGTATTACCGGAAAAAACGCGATGGAATCCGTTAAGCCTGTTCGCGATGATCAGCAAAAAGAAGTTCGCGGACTGACAGATGAAGAGATCGGTAAGATTTTCAACGCGCTTGATGACCGGCAATTTGCGGAATGGCGCGACAAGGTTTTAATGTACTTAATGTTAGATACAGGGCTCAGGCCAGAAGAAGCCGTTTCGGTCCACATTTCGCAATTTGATTTCCGTAGTATGTCCGTATTGGTTCCGTCACAGATTGCGAAAAATCGGAAAGAACGCGAGATTCCTATTTCGCGAGAAGTCGGCAGAATGGTCCGGGAACTTTACGAAGAGATACGCCAATATTTCGGAGAGCCCGATCAAGTATTTATGAATGCGTATGGAGATCCGTTCACTGCTGATGCGTTTAGGAAACGGTTGAATCGTATGAAAGTCCGCCTTAAATTAGACGAGTTGCATCCGCACATGTTCCGGCATACCTTCGCAAGAAACTATCTATTAAATGGTGGCGATATATTTACGCTACAGAAAATCCTCGACCACGCCGATATTAAAACAACGCGCAAATACGTTCAGATGAGTAACGCTGACGTGAAGGCGCAGCATAATAAATACTCACCAATACGAAAATTTTTACGTCGCTGATTAAGTTCAGCGGCTTTTTTTCGTCCATTTTTGCGCGGTATTTATTTGGCGTGCATATTATCGGTTGTAAAAAGTTTTAATTCGAATGTCGCAAAATTGACGGTGGCCTACCCGTTATAAAAGTGTAGGGCGAAATGAACGGAGGTGGTCGGATGGGCAACGCAATAAGTAAACGAAACTTTTACGGATACGCAGCCGAGAATATCGTTCGAGCAGATTTAGCGAAGAAAGAGATCGTTAGCCTAAGTCCGGATATTCCGTGGACACATTACGATCTGGTTGCGGACATTAACGGATCATTCGTAAAAATACAGGTTAAGACGAAGATGGAGCACGACGGGTACCGTATGATTATCGATAACAGAAAATCAAACGGAGTCAGCCGGCCGTATACGAAAAGTGACTACGACATTCTAGCGATCGTTGATTTAGAGAGCCGGGGAGTTGCGTATCTACCTTACGAAGTATGGCAAGGTCGTTCGCAAATTTCGATCATGCTTCGAGAGGTAGTTGATACGAACGGTTATGGCCAAGGAAAACAACCGTTATACTTTTCGGATTACACAAATTTTCCGGAAGTTACAACGAAAGAGATTGCGGGGTGATTACGAATGACAAACGAACATCAACGGCTCGTATCCGTCGAATCTCAATCGGAATATAACATAACGTCAGGCAAGTCCGAAACGCGTATCTTCGTTAAGATGTACGTCGATGCCGTTAAGAAAGGGCTTATCGCGGACATCGGAGCGGAGCGCTGGCAGACACTTTGCGTACTGTCTTCGTTCATGAACGCTAACGGCGAATGTTATCCGACGCAGGACCAGATAGCCGGCGCGCTAAACCTCAGCCGAGAATCAGCAAACAGACGCATCAAGGCGCTGTGTGATTATCGTTGGCAGGGGCGTCCGTTAGTCGTTAAGCAACCTATAACCATCCGGTATAAACAGAAAACAAATAAGTACTCTCTCAGGGCTAATCAACTAATCTCTCCACCAAACAAAAGAGAAGATTCTAAATTACTAATCTTTAAGGAGATATCAGAAGAGGAGAAGATCCGTAACAGAAACATCGCAGGATATACGACTTTCATTAAACAAGTGAAGAAGCGTGATAAGTACGTCTGTGTTAAGTGTGGCTGCCCTGATAATCTGCATGTCCACCATATTGAATCGTACACGAATAATCCAGAAGGTAGAACAGATATAGATAATGGTGCTACATTCTGCGAAAAATGCCACCGTCGTTATCATGCAATCTTCGGAAAGGATAACGCAAACAAATGGGACTTCGAAAAGTTTATGAAAGGGGTATGAGATATGACAAACGCCAAGCGTCCGATCGACTTTCACGACCACAGATTCGTACGTGTTACGAAGTCGGTTATCGCAGACGAAACGTATTTAGATAAGCCGGTACAGAAACTCGTATACGCCGTACTTTGTTTCCACGCAGACAATACGAGTAAGAAGTCGCACCCAAGCGTTCAGACTATCGCGGATAAATGCCGATGCTCAACGAATACGGTTCGGGCAGCATTGCGTAGACTTAAGGAACTCGAACTCATTGACGTCAAAGAACGCAAGAATGGAAACGGGCAAACTTCGAATGAATATACGTTATGGGAGCCTCCGGATTGGTTCGTGGCGGGCGGCACTTCAAAAAACGATAATAGCCCCCTGCAAGATGTGAAGTAAGGTACTTCACAGTTTGAAGACGAACTAAACTCATTTAACTAGACTTATTTAACTAAACTAATAATAGCGCTCAATTAAAAACCTTTCGCGCAGATATTTATTAATTAAAAGAATTTTATCGCGATAAAGAACATCTGCAAGAGGGAGCGAAAGCGAACGATTGCTAGGTCTTAATAATAAATGGAAGGATGAGAAGGGTGTTTAATGAATTGGAATTAATCCTTATACTCGACGGCTTAAATAAACTGGATACGAAAGATTCAATTAGTATCGAAGGCGAATATAGCGGAACTGTATTCGACCTCAAAGAAAAGGTATTGCGACTAATTAACGAAAGGAGTAACGATAACCATGACGATTAACATTCCGGTATCACCCGATTACCAACTCACGTCAGACGAACGCAATATCATCGTAAAGGAGCGCTACTTCAGCGACCCGACGAAAGCGCCGAACTGGGCGAAGCGCCTCGCCGAAAATCCGGACGCCAATCCAACGCCGCAGGAAAAGTGGCGCGAGGTGGCGTATCACTCGACGGTCGAACGTGCGCTGCTGGACGTAATGAATCGCCGACTGCGGTCTTCGAATGCGCAATCGCTGGCGGAATTAGCACGATTAATACGGGAATTTCGCGGCGAATTAGCGGCGTTACTGACGGTCGAGGGTATTCGGTAGGGTAGACGATAAAACGGCGGAGAGGCGGCGAAAACATGGATAAATACGGAAACGCTACGGATCAGCTTAGAGCTGACGTAAGGGCGATGCGAGAAATGGCCGATTCGGGATTCGACATAAGTAAGGAAATTAGTGAGGTGCGCGAATTAGCGAAGGAGAAGGTAGCCGCGTTTAAAGACTTCCGTGAAAAGGTCGAAAAGGTTGTCGAGTATAATCAAAACTTACGTTGTGCTGTGGCGGATTTGATTGGCGAGAATGAGCGGTTGAGGGAAATAATATCGAGCTGCAGATGCGCTGATTGTGGCGACGAATTAGGGAGGGACTGGTCGGTTAATAACGGAGTAGCATTTTGTAATTACTGCGCAGGTGGTGACGAAGATGACAACGTATGAATCAAAGCCTGTCGCCAAGTGGAATACGCGCGATTTCCAGGCGTACCTCAAAGCGGAGCACGAACGGCTCTACGGCGTCCCGTACGTACCTTTTCGCGGCTACCAAGCCGAAGCGGGAATGCTCGGACGATGGGTCGGCACTAAACGTAAGCCGGGCGCGTATGGTCCGGAACTAACGAAACGCTTTATCGATCTGTGCTTCGCGGAATATAAACCGTCGCTTGAATATCCGGGCTTGAGCTTCGGATTTATGCAGACGTTCATGGGACGAAATTTACAGCGGGCGGCGAGCGGTCTGGCAGCCGAACAGCAAAGAGCCGAGCGCAATGAAGGCGTAGATAATACGTGGTTTTAACGAAAACAAATACGAGGAGGCTGACGGAATGGAAAACGTAAATCAAACGGTAATCAATAATGCGAATACGGTATTTGAAAAGAAGGACGATAAATATTTCGGTTATAAATCTCGTTTTGGAGATATCGTTATTGGCGGAGCATATTCTTATAGATTCGTAGTTCACTATGCAAAAACGAATCAAGACGTTGTTATTATACCTGGCGATGTAAATACGGTAACGACTCCGGTTTGTACGACGCTAGAGGAACGTTTATGGAAGCCCGGTGCGCAAGCAAAAGCCTGCCGTGATGAGATCGTTGAGCAGGCGAAGGCGGACGCTGAGGAATTGGCGAATAAATACGGTTACTACTACGCTTATGGACGGAATACAAAAGCAGAATTTATCGTAAATTGCGAGAAAAGAACCGTAGTCACAATTTTACGGTGGATTGCGGATGGTCAAATCGTAGCAAAAGGAATCGCCAAAACCGCACCGTCCGACTGTTTCAACGTTCATATCGGTAAAGCAATCGCGCTAAGACGTGCGCTAGGCTTGGCTGTGCCGGACGAATACTTGAACGCGCCACAGCCGACAGAGGTTCGTGTGGGTGACGTTGTTCGTGGAAAGTACAAGGAGGTTTACTGCCGGCATAGGAACAGATGGAAAGGTGGCAGTTATGATGTAACGATAAAAGAAATTTCGGAGGATAGATACCATTATGTTGAGGGCGGTTACGACTTTATCAACAGCGCTGACCTAACGATTATCGACGACTCACGCGAAGAGGTTGGCGAATGAACGTGAAATATACGATGAGTCAGGAGGAGATCGTCGAAGCAATGGTCCTGTGGCTTGAACTTAAGGGCTATAAGGCTACAAACGGAAAGTTCGTATGCAGCCCATGGAATAGGGAAGTAAAAGCGGAGTTTATTCTGCGTAAGAGATAACGAAAGGAGGTCCGCGAATATGACTAACGAAAATAATTGCGTACTTGCTAACGGATGTAAAGCGGCGGGATCCAGCGCCTGCACGCAACACTGTCCGTATTTCATCGCAATGCACGGCGTCAGCGGTAACGGCGGACGGTCGGCGGCGGCAGGGCTTCCGCGTGAGTACCGGCTGGTGACGCTTAAGAATTCGCCGGCGCGCGGCGCCATTTATATAAAGGAACGGAAGCCGTCCGTTATAAAGGAAAGCGTAACGACTATGGCGGAAGCTTACGTAAAGTCTTTCGAGCGGCAATTCGATCAGCAAGACGGGATGATAGCGCCATCAGAACGGATTAAATCACTCTATCTTTATAGTCCGAAAAAAGGCAACGGGAAAACAACGACTGCATCCGCATTGTTGAACGAATGGATTCGCGTTCATTATAGCGGATCGTTAAGACGCGGAATTGAGCCGTTGCAACGACCGGCTTATTTTCTAGATGTACACGATTGGCAGACCGATTATAATACGTTCACACGAAACGGAGCTCCGAAGGATATCGCGGAAAAAGCAGCCGCACGTTATTACCGTTCCTTAGAGATAGCGCAGAAAGTTCCGTTTGTAGTGTTAGACGATATAGGTGTGCGAGACTGTACGCAAGCATTTCGCGGTGATCTACACAGTCTGGTAAACGCGAGGGTTACGAACCAATTGCCGACAGTCTATACGAGTAATATTGGGCTTGATGAACTCCCTAATTTATTCGGAGAGGAGCGCCTTGCAAACCGTATTGGCGACCTGTGCCGCGAGATTGAATTCGTAGGTGAATCGAAAAGGGGGATGCGTAGATGAAACCGAAATTCGCTATCGGAGATATTGTCGCAGTAGACGGATACAAAGATCGGATTTTCTACGTTGATTGCTGGCGCGAAGTAACGCAGCACGAAGAATACGGCGCCTTTGATTACGTCGAGTATGACCTTACCGACGCGATTAACGGCGAATGGCTCGAAGCCGATAGCGATGACCTGCGTTTGGTCTGTCGGAAGGCGGCGTCGGAAGATTTCTTGATGACGTATGACATGACGAACTATCCGGAGCCGACAAACACGTCGTTTCACTTTACGGAAATCAACTTCGCGAAAGAGGAGGCGGTTGGGATGGCGAAAGAACCGAAAGAAACGCCGAAGACGGCGCGGGCGGCAAGTGCGCAAGAGGTGGCGAAACGCAAACGGGAGACTGACGAACTTCTCGATAAATATATCGACCTAATGACGTTATATGAATTAATCGGAGATGAGGATTATAAAACGTATGCTGACGCTGTGATGACGAAATTGAAACGGGAGGCGGGCGAATAATGGGAGTCGAATTTTATGCGTGTGATTGTTGCGGAGATAGCAGATACGAGGAATACGTTGATCATTGCGGTTCTTGTGGGCACACTCTCGGCACTTGCTGCGTTGTGAATGACTATATCGGATCGAGCTACGCTTATGACTACGGAGTAAGATATGACGGTTCCGAAGATCAAATTGAAGAGTACGAAATCGATCCGGAAGACTACGAGATAGACGATATAATTGAAGATTCCGGCATTGATCCGAAGTTTTGTCCGTTTTGCTCTGGCGAAGTAGTAGCGAAGGAAGATTTATTCGATTACCTGGTAAAGAAATACGAATTAACCTTCGACGAGGTAAAAGCGGAATACCTTGCGCAAAAAGGAGTTGATCGCGGTTGAACTACGGGACTTTACTAATATCGAAAGCCATCGAAGCGAACGATCCGAACGCTCTATTGCGTTTTAACATCGCCGAAAACGACCTACCAACGCAAGGCGAACGCAAAGCCTTCCGGTATGTCATGCAATACGCCGAGCAGCACCGAGGCCAAGCGCCGACTGCCGAAATGGTTACGAATGAAGTGCCGGACTTCCAGCCGGACTTTAATATCGAAGCCAGCTGGGATTACCTCGCGAAAAACCTTAAGGAACAGGCGGCAGAACGCCAATTTATCGAGCTTGTTAGCGGTCGGATCGATCCGGAAACTGGACGCCAAGTGCAAGAACCGCAACTCGAAAAGCGATTTATTGAGGCGCAAAAAAGCGGCGATATGGGAAGTTTCTTCGAGTGGTTGACGGAGCAGGCCGAAAGTCTTAAAATGAGAACAAACGTTCGAAATTCGGTAGGGACGGACATCAAGCGCGACATCGATAAATTCAAAGCCGAATACGAAAACCGCAAGGCCGGCGAGTCTTTCCGGATCTGGCGCAGCAAGTTCGATTTTATTAATCGGGCTATGGGCGGCTATGTTTCGTCCAACGTCTACGTTATTTACGGAAAGTCGGGGCGTGGTAAATCGGCCATTGCGTTAGAGGAAGTCGTTAACTGCGCAATGCAGGGGGCGAACGTTCTGATATGGTCGATGGAAATGGGATGGTACGAAGTGTTAGTGCGCCTATACGTTTCAATTTCCGGAAGCCTGGGCGTTACGACTGCGACTCTTAATGGCGTCAATATGGAGGCCGGCTTTAATTCGCGCGATGTTCGCCAGGGAAACCTAAACGAAGAATTCGAAGCGGGCTTTATGGAATTCCTCGGAAGGCTTAACGATATACTGCCGGGAAACATTACGGTACGCGGCGTGGATGACGAAGACTTTGGTTCTCGTACATTGCGCGATCTGAAATCGGACATTATCGAAACGAAGGCCGACGTGGTGCTCGTAGACCCCTTTTACTATTTAGACTACGAAGCTAATACGTCAAAAAAGACCGGCGGAGATGCTGAAAACACCTCGATTAAGCTCCGTCGTTTAGCGGGCCATACAAAGGCGACTATTTTTGCGATTACCCAGGCGGATGAGGAAGACGAAAAGGCGGGCGAAGATGGCGAGCGAGAACTTAAATTGCCGCAGCGTAAAGACGTTAAGAAAACGAAAGCCTTGCTCGAAGATGCTGCGCTATTAATCGCGGTTGATACGAACGCAAAGGAAGGGCGCGGCATGATCGGCCTAAATAAAGGGCGCGACGGTGGCGAAGGAGAGTCCGCGGAGATTATCTACTTGCCGCAAATCGGCGTCGTGAAGCAGCCAGAAGCCGGAGAAGCAGCGGCAGCACAGTTCGATTTCTAAGTTGGAAAGAATTTCATATAAAATTCTGAATAGTTTCGACAAAAACCGACTGTATAAAATGTAACATTCGTGTAATATGTTTTACAAATACATCTTTAGGAGGTGTTCACATGCCAACTTTAATACTAAATGGACGCCACGTCGACGTAGATATCCGATATGAACTCGAACAATTCGAATGGACGCGGCCCACATGGACGGAAGATCGATTACTCGCAGCCAGTCCGTTCCGTTACGATCGTACGCCGAGCTTCTACGTTTATCTCGAAGACACATCGTCAGCAAAAGCCGGCTACTGGGGCGATTCAGGCGCGTATGATGCCGAGTTTGCGCGCGGTGGGTTCGTTAAATTACTCGCTTTCCTGCGCGCCGAAACCGAAGGCGAAACCGTCGATTATCTATTGGATTCGTATGCGCCTGCGGCTAAGGACGGACGCCTAACGCTTCGCCTTCCGAAACTTAAAGCCGTAGCCAAACCGGAACCTTTGCCGGAATCTTTGCTGGCGGACGTTCAAGCCGGACCTAACGATTATCTAACCGGACGGGGTATATCGGCTGAAGTACAGCGCGAGGCAGGCGTAGGTCTCATAGGAAATGCGGTCGCGATTCCATGGCGGTTGCCGAACGGGCGCCTCGCTAACGTGAAATATCGTTCAACGCGCGGCAAGGCTTTTTGGTACGTAAAAGGCGGATGGCCTATTCGCGATTTAGTCTACGGAATGGACCTCGTTTATGCGCAGCGGCTAAGGCACGTGGTAATCTGCGAGGCGGAAATCGATGCGCATTCATGGCGTTCGGTAGGGGTTCCGGCGATTGGAACCGGCGGCAGCGCATTTAATTTGAAAAAGGCGGACATAATTACGCAGTCACCTATCGAATATTTAACGGTAGTTACAGATAACGACAAAGCTGGCGATAAATTACGTGCGGAGATCGAGCGTTATTTAAACGGAAAGGTGCGGCTTGCGCACGGTTATATAACGGAGGTGAAAGACGCTAATGAACTATTGGTAAAGCGCGGTGCAGAGGCGTTGAGAAACGTTTATGATCGTGCGGAGGGTGTACGTCCTGTATTACGTGTCGGTTCGGGAATTTCCGAACTTCAGGTCGGCCGGAGGTTCTAGCCCTCCGTTTCGTCGCCGGATACCTCTACCCATTCGTATAAGTCTTCGAGTCTACAGCCGAGTGCTCGAGCGATATTATAGGCGAGCTCGATATTCGGTATATTGCGAAGACTGGCGTAATCGGAAATACGCGATTTATCTAGTCCGACCTTGGCTGCAAGTTGTGCGTGTTCAATTCCGATATCTTTGCATAATTCGGGTATCCGGCATTTGCCGACCTTAAACGTAATAAACACCTCCATTCGTAAAGGTGTCTTGTACATTGTATATTATTGTCTTTTTAAAAACTAGTATAATTATATGTTGACATATCGATATAACGATATTTATAATGAGGTTAGACAAACATCGAATGTAATTCTTCAATAATAGAAAGCAGGGGGTAGACCTTAGTGGATTATATCATTAAAGAGATTGGGGATTTTATAGAGGATAATGACCAAATTAAGAAAGCTTACGTCAGGCAATACGTAGGAATGAAAGAAAGCTCTTATCGAGATTTCTTCAAAAAAGGAAAAATCAGTTTCAGAAAGCTAATCAGGTTTGCGCAATTACTTGCAGAAAACACTAATAAGAGTAGCAGAGAGATTATGTCTACGTGGTGCCTGCATGTAACCGGAACAGAAAATATTAAAAACTCTTTTGAATACGCTGCAATTACATCTAACATCAATCTTCTTAGCAATCTCCTAAATATAAACAAGGACTCAGACGGAGTTGTAAAACAGGCTGTTGATATTTACACTATCTTGTACAAGTATATGACGGGATCTCTCAGTGGTTTCAAACTTCGAGATGAGGTTAATTCCTTGCACCATATTACAAATAAACCTCTTCTAATATTAATGAAAATAATGTGTCAGTTTACAACTTACTTTGAAGGCGATATTCAAAAAATGACTTCCGAACTAGATGTCATTCAACAGGAAGCTCTAAGCTTAGGAGAACGAGAAACATTTTTTAAAGAATGCTTATTGTTCAGGGTTTGTGAATTGTTTGGACCTGTATGTTTATATCTAAATGATACAGACTCCGCAAGACATTTTGCAGAATCAATAATTCATGCAAATATATCCGCGAAAAAGAAATCAGATGCATATTATGTAATAGGAATGACGTACTTGTCAGAGGATAAAGACAAATGTCTATATAATCTACGGACAAGTTACGAACTGATGCGTGAAACAGGTGATATGCAATACATTCAAGAGGCGAAATTTAATCTAGACTTTGCAAAAGTGTTTCATGGGATAACCTTGGACGAGGATTCTAATATGAGATTACGTGCTTATCAGAATGCTAGAAGAGGTAAGATATCACTTGAGAAACTTAAGGAGGTCTTGGAGAAAGGAGAGAGGGATAACTTTTTGCTTTTCTTTGAAAATACCGCGGAAAAGTCAATTGATGTAATGTATAATTGCTTGGAATCTTTTTTCTGCAATGAGAATTTCTTTTTCGCTAAATTAGTTGCAAAAGAACTCGAGAAAGCAGGCGAGGATTCAAGAGCGCTCAGACCATTCCTGAAATTCAAAAAAGTTATTAAAGGAGAGGTTTTATTTGAAAAAGATTTTATTAACAGTTTTAATAATCGCAGCAGCAATCGGGTATGTAGCTAAAGGGGAATTCCAGGATCAAGCTAGTTCTGAAGGGGAATACAAAGTCGCTGATATTAGGATTGGAGCTTAATTATTAACGCCGCAACCATCGAGGTTGCGGCTTTTTTTTTTATTGCTAAACGCGCGCTAACTTTTAATGAATAATAAAGGCGCTATTTTCAGAAAATTTAACAGAGTTCTTGGTATTATTTACACATGGAGAAAAAAGAAAACAAAAAAATGCGCGAGATTTACTCCAGATGCATATTGTCATATGTAAGCGTAAGGGAGGAAAAACATTGAATAAAAAACAAATGAATAACGCTGTCCTTGATTATCAGAAATCGAAGTGCGAAAAAACTTTCCATGAGATTTACGATCACTTCATCACAAGAATTGATAAGCTGTTTGTAACTATCGGAAAGTCAATAGGTGCGGATTATTGGGAAACGAGGGCTCTATACGAGGATACGCTGCTAAAATGTATTAGCAATTACGACGGATCAAACGATTTTGAAAATCTTTTTAACGCAAGCATACCGTTACAGCGACGGCATTTCTTGCGAGGCAGAAGTAACCGAAATAAGCACGAGTTTATTCCGAAAAAGGACGATATGAATGCGGCAACATTCGAAGTCACTTACGAAATAACTCCCGAAGATGTTGTGGTAACAAAAAAAGAAGCCGATCAGCGGCAACTGATTGACTTCCTATTAGATAAAGCTAAGGATGCAACAACGACGGCAATCGTTGAAGCGTTTCTTTCGAGTGAGAGACCAACTCCGACGGCAATCGGAAAGCAGTTAGGCCTGCATCACTCAACGGTCATACGCAAGATCGAAAAGCTGGCGAGCAAATTCGATAATAAACAGTTCGGAGATTTCCGCGACTATTTAGTTGCGAACTAACCGCGTAACTAGGTCCGAGGACGTTCGTTACTCCTCTATAATACAATCTGTTGGCAACAGATTCAAGCGAACACTTTACGAACGCATCCCCGCGACCTAGTGCGATTATCCTTAATTAAACGGAGGCTAACGTACTATGACTACTTCAAATTTACCCAATCTTAACGAAATCCAAACGTTAATCGCGCTAGATGAGCGCAAACTTACCGAAGTTATTTATCAAGGCGCATGGCCGCACGACGAAGATCCAGCCGATTATTATCCGGCCATTAAGGCGGTGCGCGTCGGATGAACTTCCGTATTACCTCACACGCACACAAACGGTTGCAGTCGCGCTTTGGGATTAAAAACCATCGAGCAGCCTACGTATGGGTTGCGGACCATTTGAAAGACGCTGAGTACCTCGGAATTCATGTTGACGAAAATGGACGCGAGGCTCGCATGTATGGCGGCAAGGGCATCGTTATCCATATCGGAGTTAACGACAGTAACGTAATAACGGTATATAAAGCGCGCAAGCACCTCGGCGCTAACCTTATTAAGGAGGCGTTCGCTACTTTGAAAGAAAACGTGCAGGCTGCGCTCAAGTCTAACGAAAGTCTTCGCGAAGAATTAAACGAAGAAATTGAATACTTTCGCGCCGAATATAAACGGACTCGATCGGTTGCTAAACGCATGGCTTACCAAGCGCGAATTAATGCGCTCCAGATGCGGCTTGACGAACTGCCGACGGAATCACTCGATCTCAAACGCGACCTCTACAAAGCAGCGGAAGGAGTGGCGGCATATGTCTGACGCTGTATGGATCGTTCCTATTGTCGTGATTATCAGCTCGGTCATTATCGGCGGTATGTGGACGCAAATAAACGAAGACGAAAAGAAAACGCAGTAAGGGCGCCAGGCCCTCGGAGAATGTCGGGGTGGCCGTTAAGTAATTCGGGTCGCGTCGCTACTGCCAAGCGCTGGCGGCGTTTCGGGCGCAGGTACCGGCATTTTGCGAGGGCTTAACGCTCAATATTAAAACGTAGGGGGAAAACGAATGACACAATTTCAAAAAGGCGCAGCGGCACTAGGAGCTTTACAGTCAGGCGGAAACGAAGGCGGTAACTTAAATACGATCGACTTCGCAAAGTTTAGCGTAGGTTCTTCTTATAAAGTGCGCGTGCTTGGTACGGAAGATCTGATGCAGTATTTCGGATATGGCGTTTACAAGAAAGTAAATACGTTTGTTGCGAAGAATCCTTCTACGCGAAACGAAAAGGGCTTCGTAGTCAGCGATCACACGCCGTGGGATTTAGCCGAAAAGTATCACCGCGATCTCCAATTCGCAGCCAGAGACGCGGGCAACGAAAAGGAAGAGAAAGCGCAAAGCCAGGAGGCCAGCAAGTATCGCGGCAAAGAACGTTTCGCTATGGGCTTCGTTGACTTGGCGACCGGAAAAGAAATCGTTGTAGATTTAACGCGCAACCAAGCGCTGGACGTATACGCAACAATTACGAAGTATGAAAAGAAACTCGGCAAGTTAGCGTTTGAATTAACGAAAACGAACGCGACAGGACAGGCGAAAGATACTAAGGTCGCGCTGACACCTCTGATCGACTTTGACGAAGATCTTAACGAAAAGGAACGCGAGAACTTCGCCAAGTTTGACGGCAAGGAATTTAACTCGGCGCTGTTTGACGGTTTGCTATTCGAAGCGGACGAAAAAACGCAGATTGAAAACCTAGTCGCGGCTGGCTTCGATATTAGCTTGATCGGATTGTCGCTCGGAGCAGGCGCAGAAACTAACGAAGCACCTGCCGAAGATTCATTCGATTTTTAATCGCGAACCAACCAAACGAAAAGGAGGCGCTTATATGGCGCATAAAACAGAAGATACCGGCAAGTATTCGGAACTGATCGCTCGTGCTGCGCTGCTGGCTAGCGGCTGGCAGGCGGTCAGTACGTCCGAAACGGAAGAAGCGTTCGATATTAGCGCGAAAGATCCGTTGAGTGGCGAATGGAAAACGTTCCAGGTGAAGACGATTATCGTCCGTGAAAAGCGCGGCGGCAAGCGGGTCGTCCAGGCGCGGAAGAACGACGGAACGCCTTATACGCTGGATGAGGTCGATTATTTTATCGGCGTCGAGGTCGGCACGGGTCCGGCGCCCGCCGTTTGGATGTTCGAGAATCGCGAGCTAACGGAGTATTGGGGGCCGCAGTCGAAGGAAGGCAAGCGGTGGGTACGGATGGACTTGGCGTTCAGTCGCGAAGACGTAGAATTTACGGAAATTAACGAAGCGGAGGCGGTATGATGGCGAAATTAGAAGGCGTTAAGACACTCGATATGGTGAACGGTGAAATTACGAAGGTTGAGTATGGCGGTGCGGAATATGTGAAGACGGATAGTCCCGTTCAGGAAGGCGACATATTCCTATTAACGGAAGGACATCTCGTAATCGGTGGCGATACTGGAGCGTTTTACATGGCGAATAAACGTCCTGGCGGTGGTATCGAAATCCCAACGATGTATAGAGGGAACGCTTCAGCCGTCCAAAAGAATGGTAACGGTATCGCTTTCCGCAAAGTCGACGCCGCAACTAATCCGTCCGTAGAAGAACGCGTAGCAAAAGCGGAAGGCGAAATCGAATCGTTAAAATCCGACGTGGCTGTGTTGAAGGGTGAGGCGGAGTATAAGCGGATCGCCAAAAGCGAAGCGCGAGCGGGCGATTACGTAAAGTTCGATTATCCCCCGAGCTTCTTGACCGCTAAAGAATATTACGAAATTAAAGAATTTGAGGACGGAGATCCCGTAATTATTGACGATGATGGAGATGAATATGACACCTACAGTGACGATTTCGAAGTTTACCGCAAAGCCGGCGCCGACGACCCGAAGCCTGAGCGCCTGAAGGTCGGTGATTATGCGAAGGTGGTTAACGCCACCGATTACCACAGCTTCCGCGACGGAGATATCGTTGAAATTGTTGAAGATCCGTTCACGGGACCAATTAACGAATGCGCTCGTAAAATCACAGGCGGAGTAACTCAATACGTTCCAAAACGCCAACTCGTCCGCGCCACTGACGAAGAAGTTGCCGAAGCTAAACGCGTCGCCGCCGAAGCCGCCGAACGCAAGAAATGGGCGGAAATCGGACGCGAGGTTGGCGAGTACAAGGTCGGCGATATATTCCGCAGTCCTAATGGTAATTTGTACGAAATCAACCGTATAGACGACCGATTAGGTTATCCGATCGGCTTCAAGGACTCAGAAGGCTTCGCCGATGGGTACAAACGCGATGCGGCTATAACGCTAGTAACGCCAGTCGAGGCGCGCTTTGACCGCTAAAGTCGCCGCCGTCTGCGCCGCATGTAACGCTAGCCTCTACGAAGGGCGATCCGCAGTTTACGATTCGCTCTTCGAGGTATATGCGTGCGGGGCGACGTGTTGGTCGGAGTGGTATGCGGATAATGCCGAGGAATATAAACGGAGATGGACGGAGGCGGTCGATTTATGAGGACGTTGTGTTACGCGACGAATGTGATATTCGCGATATGTCTCGTCTTTTGGGTAATCGACGGAAATTGGCCGTTAGTTGCGGCGAACGTGATGCTTCTCCTATTGAACGGATTTTACTTAATCTACGAAGGCAATAACGAAAAGTAACCCGCAATTACTTCGCGAGGAAGGAGGACGACGGATGGAAGGCTTACAGTTAAACTTGAACGCGTTAAAGCCGGCGGCGCCGAAAACGGACGCGGTCCAGGCAACGGCCAAGCGGAAGGCGAAAGCCAAAACCGCCGAGCCGATCGAGGAAAGCTGGCGCAAGATATTCGCGATGAAACTATCGGATGCCGACCGCAAAAGACTAACCGAAGTCAAGGCGGCTATGGGTGCGGGCAAGCTGGCGAGAGATCCGGATGACTGCGTTAACAAGGCCGGCAATCCTAAAGCGTTCAGCAAGGCGGAGGCGCTCCGGTTGTGGAAGTCTTTACAGGAAGCCCAGCGCGAAGAAACGTTGCGGCAGATGGTCGATAATACGCCGGATAATTATTGGCTGATAACGACTGAATCGCGCTTAGACGAATTCCTGGCGCTGCTGAATACCGAAGAAGAAATCGTATTTGACGTAGAGACGACGGGTACAGACGTATGGAACGACTATATTGTCGGACATGTAATAACGGCTATTAAAGCGGACATCCATGCGTATATACCAACGAAGCATAAAACGGATCATCCGCAATTAGCTAACGGATATGTGCTCGAAAAGTTGCGCCCGTACTATGAAGACGAATCGATCGGTAAGCTCGCCCATAACGCCAAGTTCGATATACACATGCTGGATCGCGAAGGTATTAAGCTGCGCGGACTAACGTGGGATACACAGGAAGCTATGCGGTTGCTTAACGAAAATGAGCCGTCCTTTGCGCTGAAGAATCTCGTTACTAAGTACCTGCGGATTAAATCGGATACCTACGGAGACCTATTCGGAAAGATTGGCTTTGACGAAATCGGCGACTTGAAAATTGCGCTTGCCTACGCTGCTAAAGACGGAGATGTAACGCGTAAACTACGCGATTTCCAACGCTATCAGCTTACGAAATTTCCAGAGATCCTTCGCTATTACGAAACGGTAGAAGTTCCGTTGATAAGCGTTGTGCAAAAACTAGAGTCGACCGGATTCGATATCGACTTAGATTTCGCGAAGGAATACGGTAAGGAAATCAAAGCGGAGATTGACCGTTTATATGAGGAGATTATCGACGAGTTAGGCGATATTAACATTAACTCGCCGGCGCAGCTTAAGCCAGCGTTAGAAAAAGCGACGGGGGAAAAGCTAGCGTCAACTGATGCGAAGAAGGTTTTGAAACCACTCGCGAAAAAGTATCCGATTATCAAGAAGCTTCTCGAATATAAAGAGTTATTCAAACTCTATTCAACGTACATCAACGCTTTGCCGGAATTGATTGACCGCAAGACCGGAAAGCTTTATACGAATTTTAATCAAAACGGCGCAAAAACTGGGCGCTTTTCATCTGGAGGTACCGGCGTCAACCTTCAAAATCAGCCGAAGGAAGCGCGTAAGTTATTCGTTGCTCCTAAAGGTTACGTGATACTCGGCGGAGACTGGAGCCAGCAAGAATATCGTTGCCTAGCGTACTTTACACAAGATCCTAAGCTAGTCGATAACTACTTGCAAGGGAGAGACTTGTATGCTTCGATTGCTTCCGAGGTTTTTAACAAGCCGATAGAAGAGTGCGGAGACGGATCGGTATATCGCAAACAAGCAAAAGTTATCATGCTCGCGGTTGCTTACGGTGGTGGCGCTAACATGCTTAAAGATGCGATTGGAATCACGAAACAGGAAGCGCAAAAGTTCCTCGATAGCTTCTTCGAAAGGTTTCCTGTGGTTAAGAAGTGGGTCGAATCGAATCAAGCTTTCGTTAAAAAATACGGCTACGTATGGATGGACCACAACCAGCGTAAGAGACGTTTGCCTGACGCAAAGGATAGAAACGCCAAAGGACACTACTCGGCTGTATATACACAGTCAACAAACGCAAGAGTTCAGGGGTCAGCAGCCATTCAGACTAAAGCGACAATGATTGCGCTACAAGAGTTGTGCGACAGGAAGACGGCTGAAGGGCGTGGTATATGGCGGCCGTGGTGCGTAGTGCATGATGAAGACTTGTTGTTAGTTCCGGAAACAATTACGCGAGAAGACGTAAAAGCTTTCGAAGACGTTATGGTAAATACGTACGTTTTCGGTAATATTCCGAATAAGACGGATATCGAAATTAGCCGAAGATGGGGCGAAGGGATGAAAGTAGACGAATTTTTCACTGGCGAAGTCAATCGCGATGATTATCCTAAGGTGGAAGATTATGAAAAACAAAAACGGATTGTTAGCGAAGGCTGGCAAGGAAAGACGGGGGCGGTTTAATATGGCGAAATCTTACGTTGTGCTCGACTTAGAAACGACAGGACTCGATTACAAGTCCGAACAAATTATGGAAATCGGTGCGATTAAGATTGACGAAGATTTTAACGAAATTGATCGCTTTCATACGATGGTTGCGCTAGAGGAAGGACGCGAGCTGCCGGAATTCATTACTAAGTTGACCGGGATTACAGCGAAGGATCTCGAAGGGGCGCCGACTGAAACCGAAGCGCTCGAAAAGCTGAACGAATTTATCGGTGACTCAATCGTAGTTGCGCAAAACGCTCCGTTCGATCTGTCGTTTATCAGTCGAGGAGGAATCGAGCCTGAACGGTTCTATTGTACGCGAGCTATGGCGCGTTTTGTAGAGCCGGAATTGTCTGCGAGCCTTAAGGACGTTGCTAAACGAAATGGTATCTCGCTTGAAGGACATCATCGAGCGCTTAATGACGTAGAGGCGACGATAGAAGTATTTCGGACATACTTGAATAGAATACCAACTTGGTTCGGTAGTTACCTCAATATTGTGATGAATTCTCCAGACCGTCCGTTAAAATTTGTCCCTAAAAACGCGATTGTAAGAAGCACGCTTAACGTTGCGTTAGATCATGGAGAATTACTTCTTATAATGCGAGCGTTATCTGAGGAAGGTAAAGAGCTTGTAATTAAGTTCGGAGAGATAATTGCACGTACGATGAAGGGGCGTGATTAATTGACGAACGCAAACGCACGATCAGCCGCAAACTCACTGCGCGCCCAATTAGCGCCGGCGCCTGAGCCGACCACATACGCGCAGCAGATTGCGGATGAACTCATCGAATATCTAAACGAATGGCACTCGCTGCCCGAAACGTGGGATAACGCACTGGACGCGCAGATACACCGATGGTACGCAGATGCTCCGAAAGTATTTCCGAAGAAGCCGTATTTTTCACCGTCCTCTGCGAATGCCTGCCCGCGTGAACTTTATCATAAAGCGTTGGGCGATCCGAGAGACATAACGCGAAAGCCTCCGTATCAGGGGCGTTGGACCCGTATTGGGACGGCAATAGGCGATATGATTCAGCGCGATTTGCTCTTCATGGAAAAACATTTCGAAAAGAAAACCGGCCGGCCCTGTCCGTTCAGTTTCGAACGCAACGAAGACGGAACGCCAATGTTCGAGGATTTCGCAAAACGTAGCCATAAGATCGAGCGTGGCGGCAAGACGTTTCATCTATACGGAACATGCGATGGCATCATGCGCTACGTAACGGAAGACGGTGAAATTTTACGCATCGGCCTCGAAATCAAGTCGAAGCAAACATCGGCGGCTCGTACGTCGTTCCATTCGCTGAAGAAGCCGGACGAAAAACACGTTAAACAATGCGTTGCCTATGCGGAAATGTACGGCGTTGATTTATACGTAATCCTCTACGTAAACGCGGCGAAGAAAGCATGGGAATATCCGGAAGGCGAGTTCGAAAAGAGTCCGGACATCCGAGCGTTTGGCGTGGAAATTAGCCAGGCGGACATTGACGCGCTGCTCGATAGATTCGTAGAAATACAGACGTCGGTGGATGAGCGCAAGCCAATGACGCTGGATCTTAACGGCTGGACGTTTAACGGATACAAAACGGCTATTGCGCAATCGTTGACGGACGCGGAACTGGCGGACATACGCGATAAAGTTTCGCAGGTAAGGCGGTCTAATGTATACGAGTCTACTAAGCGGCAGTACGCCGGGGCGCTAGAGTTTATCGAAAAAGTACGCAAAGGGGAGGCGGTTTGATGACGGGAAAGATTAAAGTTTACTACTGTAGCGCGTGTGATGCTGAAGTTAAAAATCCGTACTTTCTTCGACATCATTGCGGAAATGACCTCAAATTAATAGAACGTGAGAAAAAACGTGAGACAGGTCGTTTCGAAGTGGTCGATTGGTTTTCTACGAGATCAAGCGCTGGTCTAGTTATCGAAGATAAATCGCAAGATATTAGGCGAGAGATTTTCATGAGCGATCTGTTTAAGTACCTAGAAGGCGTAAATCTTGGCGAAATCACCTTAGAGGAGACGAAAAAAGGGTCCGCCTATTCATGGAAGGTCGTAGAATGAGTAGCGCCAAGCCCATCCGGTGCCTCGCGTTCGATACGTCGATGACCTGCCCAGGCGTCGCGATAATCGAGGTGCGCAACCGAAAGCCAACGATCAAAGCGCTGTCGCACGTTAAGCCGAATTCCAGCCGATCACATGCGCACAGGGCGGAAGTTATCGAGGGATGGGCGATGATGTTTCTCGATAAAAATTGCCCGCGAGACGGCTTCGATTATGTGGTCCGGGAGGACTTCGCAGGCAAAACGTCGACCTCGAACTATCCGGTGCTGGCGGCATGGAATGCGTGTGAACGGGCAACGTCGCGATTCGGGCTGACATTCGATAAGTATTGGAAGACGCCGACCGCAAAGCAACCGCAGCTCGGCATATCAGCAACGCGTGTTAAGTCGTTGGTTGCCGGATCGGGCAGCGCAGAAAAGGACGTAGTTGAGGCGGCGGTGCGGCGCATGACCGGCTATAAGGGCGAGTTCGCTAATTTCGACGAAAGCGATGCGGCTGCGATTGGGCTTGCGTGGTTGATTCATGAAGGCGTAATAGATAAACCGAAGGAGTGATGCGAATGTTTAAAGAGAGATTTACGATGGCTGTTACGTATCTAAGCGCAGCGCTATTCGGCGCAGTGACCGGAGCATTAATCGTCAGTTCCGTGTTTAATATGTACGCGCTTCTTAGCTTTCCGATTATCGGCGCGATAATCAAGGTCGGCATCGTCGGCGCTTTCTTGATCGTTATCTGCGCGGTGGTCATCGAATTCATCAACTGGCTGATCGTCGAACCTTATCGCAATCATAAACGCAAGCGCGAAACGGAGGGACCTATCGAATGATCTATACGGCAACCGACGGTGAACTACAGGACATGCGGCGCTGGCTTAACGAAAAACTTACCGATAGTGATTCCGCAATTAGGTTTCACGAACGAAAGGTTATCGAGGCGAAAATCGAACGTGATCGGACTCAGGCGCAGCTGGACGAATTAGAGGCGGAAATCGAGAGACGGAAGGGGTAGATCGGATGCATAAACGCGAAGAACTAGAAAGCGCACTAGCAGCGTTACAATTCGAACTCGACGCGAAGGAAAGAGAACTTGAAGATTTGCGCGATGAGGTACGGGATGTCGAAAACGATATTGACGATATCGAAGATCAAATCGCTGACATTGAAGACGAACTAGATTCGTTAGAAGACGAAGAGGATTCCGAATGCTAATCGCTTACTATTCGCGGACTGGCAACGTACGCCGATTCGTCACAAAGACCGGCCTGCCAACCGTTGAACTAGCGCCAGACCTAACGCTAACCGAGCCGTTCGTTTGCGTGACTGGAACGTATGGTTTCGGTCAGGTAGCGCGGCCGGTGGATGATTTCCTTGCGGCTAATAGCGCGTACTTGACGGGCGTGGCTGCGTCGGGCAACCGTAACTGGGGCGGAAACTACGCAAAGGCGGCGGATCTGCTTGCGGCGCAATACGGCGTGCCGGTGATCGGGCGCTTTGAATTAGCGGGCACGGACGCAGATGTACGACATTTTATCGAAAGGGTGAATGCGCTTGACGAATTACATCGAACTTAATAACGAAATTATGCTACAGAAGGACGGCCGGTTCCAATTCGAAAAGGATCTCGAAGCCGTCCGCGCTTATTTTATTGACTACGTAAATCAAAACACCGTATTTTTCCACGACCTTCGCGAAAAGCTCGACTACCTACGCGATAACGATTACTACGAAACCGAATTCCTGGACGCCTATACGTTCGAAGAAATCAAGGCGGTCTATAAAGCGGCCTATGCACACAAATTCCGATTTCCTTCGTTCATGAGCGCGTTCAAATTCTATAACGACTATGCGCTGAAGACGAACGACGGCAAGAAGATTCTCGAACGCTACGAAGACCGGGTCGCTTGCTGTGCGCTATTCTTCGCGGAAGGAGACGCAGCCAAGGCGCTTGAGTACGTCGATTTAATGATGCGCCAGGAATATCAACCGTCCACGCCGACGTTCTTGAATGCGGGCCGGAAGCGTCGCGGCGAATTAGTTTCGTGTTTCCTGCTCGAAGTTAACGATTCCCTTAACGATATTAGTCGCGCGATTGACATTTCGATGCAGCTTTCGAAGCTTGGCGGCGGCGTATCGTTAAATTTATCGAAGCTAAGAGCGAAAGGTGAGGCGATTAAAGACGTAGAGAATGCGACGAAGGGCGTAGTCGGCGTTATGAAACTGCTCGATAATGCGTTCCGTTACGCAGATCAGATGGGTCAACGGCAGGGCTCCGGCGCAGCGTATCTCAACGTATTTCATGCGGACATTAACGATTTCCTAGATACGAAGAAAATCTCGGCCGATGAAGACGTACGCGTTAAAACGTTATCGATCGGTGTTGTAATTCCGGATAAATTCATTGAGTTAGCGCGAGAAGATCGGCCGGCTTACGTATTCTATCCGCACACCGTTTACAAAGCGTATGGCCAACACCTTGACGAAATGGATATCGGCCAGATGTACGATCAGCTTGTCGATAATCCGGCCGTTCGCAAGGAAAAGATTAACCCGCGGAAGCTACTCGAAAAGCTCGCTGTACTGCGGTCCGAGTCGGGCTATCCGTACATCATGTTCGAAGGTAACGTTAACGCGGCACATGCGAACAATCACATTTCGAAGGTTAAATTTTCGAACCTCTGTAGCGAAGTGCTTCAAGCGTCGCAGGTATCGGAATACACCAACTACGGCGAACCGGACGAAATCGGTCTCGATATTTCGTGCAACCTCGGATCACTCAACGTTGCAAACGTAATGAAGAACGGCGACTTCGAAACAATCGTTAAGCTGTCCGTTGACGCTCTAACGCGAGTCTCGGAAACTTCGAATATCAAGAACGCGCCAGCCGTTGCGCGAGCTAACCGCGAGATGCGTTCGATCGGACTCGGCGCGATGAATTTACACGGCTATCTAGCGCAGAACGGTATCGCCTATGAATCGGAAGAAGCGCGTGATTTCGCTAATGTATTCTTCGCGTTGGTGAATTATTGGTCGCTTGTGCGTTCGATGGAACTAGCGAAAGAAACCGGCAGCACGTACGAAGGATTCGAGGGTTCTACGTATGCCGACGGTAGTTACTTCGATAAATACGTCGCGGGAGATTTCCGTTCTAAAACGGAGAAGGTTGCACGGCTATTTGAAGGCGTTACAATTCCGGCGCCGATCGATTGGGCTCGGTTGGAAGACAGCGTACGTAAACACGGACTTTACCATTCGTACAGACTTGCGATTGCGCCGACGGGATCTATTTCATATGTGCAGTCGGCTACGGCATCTGTCATGCCGATTATGGAGCGCATCGAGGAGCGTACGTACGGCAATTCGAAGACGTATTATCCTATGCCGGGGCTATCGCCGCAGAATTGGTTCTTCTACAAGGAAGCGTACGACATGGATATGTTTAAGGTCGTCGATATGATCGCAACGATTCAGCAGCACGTCGACCAAGGCATCTCATTTACGCTGTTCTTGAAAGATACGATGACGACGCGCGATCTGAACCGGATTGACTTATACGCGCATCACAAAGGCGTCAAGACGCTGTATTATGCACGAACAAAGGATACCGGACAGGATTCGTGCTTGAGTTGCGTAGTTTAACTCTTCATTTGTTGCTTATTAGTTGATCATAATATTCTTTCATTGCGGATACTGATGGCGCTTGTTTGTAATAGAAGCCACCATTTTCGCTAGAAATCTGCGCCTCATCCCATGGAATCTTAGCGTAAATTTCGGTGATTTCTTCAGGAGACCCACTAATAGGGTATACAAATTCTAACATTCGGCGCATTCCTCCGTACGTCGTAGCGATATACGATTGATCGCTTTTGTGACTATGGATCATAAATACAGAATGTTTTTCCTCTTGAATAGCCTGTGAAGCAATTTGAGGAGGGTAAAGAAATATGTTACCGCAAGGCATTGTGGCTGGAAATGCATTTTCAATCATACTACCAACTCCATTCTATGTTTTCTTAATTATTTACCGAAAAGCTAATAAAAATCAATGATCATTGATAGGTAAGATTATAAGTTTTGTAATTACTCTCAAGGAGGACGAATAATTGACGAACGCAAACGCAATCCACACGGCGGCCGATTGGTCGCGCCACGAAGACGACTTTACGCAAATGTTCTACGCGCAGAACGTTAAGCAATTCTGGCTTCCGGAAGAGATTTCGCTAAATGGCGATCTCTTAACGTGGAAGTCGTTGAGTCCTACCGAACAAGATACGTATATGAAAGTTCTCGCGGGTCTGACGCTCCTGGACACCGAGCAAGGCAACGTAGGCATGCCGACCATCGCACAACACATCGACGGGCACCAACGAAAGGCCGTCCTTAATTTCATGGCGATGATGGAGAACGCTGTCCATGCGAAATCCTATTCGAATATTTTTATGACGCTTGCACCTACCGAAACTATTAACGAAGTTTTCGAATGGGTTAAGACCAACCCGTATCTGCAGCGGAAGGCGGAGCGTATCGTCGGCCTGTACAACGCGATTGAGCCTGGCGATGATATTTCGCTGTATAAGGCGCTAGTCGCATCGGTATACCTCGAAAGCTTCTTATTTTATTCCGGATTTTATTATCCGTTATATTTCGCGGGCCAAGGCAAGCTAACGAACTCGGGCGAGATTATATCGCTTATTATTCGCGATGAAGCGATCCACGGCGTCTATACCGGCTTGCTCGCGCAGGAAATTTATAACCGCCAAGCTCATAGCGTTCAGTTAGAATTGCGTGACTTTGCGGTCGATTTGCTAACGGAGCTATACGATAACGAGGTCGCCTATACCGAGGATCTTTACGATGCGGTCGGCCTGACGCACGACGTTAAACGGTTCATGCGCTATAACGCGAATAAAGCGCTGCAAAACCTCGCGTTCGATCCGTACTTCGAAGACGAGATGCCGAATCCGATCGTGATGAACGGACTAAGTACGAAGACGAAATCGCACGACTTCTTTTCGCAGAAGGGTAACGGATATAAGAAGGCAACGGTCGAGGCGCTTAAAGATTCGGATTTTTATTTCGGGGAATAACTGCGCGGTTTTTCTACTAGGCGCATATTATTTTACGTAAGATGTCGCAAAACAGGCGCCCACCTACCCGTTATATAAGTAAGGAGGTAATCGCCAATGAAACGATATATCAGCGTAGCGGCCGCATGGATCGCCGGATTCCTTTTCGTACTACCGTACATCCATACGATAGGCTTCCGGTGGTTCGCTACGGTTGCTGTGTTCGCCTTGATCGCGATATTAACGAATGAAAGTACGAAGGAGGAAACGAAATGAACGTAAATATAAAACGCTTATCGCCGGATGCTCAAACACCGACCTATGCACACGCAACGGACGCAGGCTTCGATCTAGTCGCGGCGGCCGACGTAATTATCGAACCGGGCGAAACCGCGTGTGTGCCGACGGGCTTGGCGTTCGAGATTCCGGAAGGTTTCGAAATGCAGATCCGACCGCGATCCGGTATAACGCTGAAGACTAAATTGCGTGTGCAGATCGGAACAGTTGACGCGGGCTATCGGGGCGAGGTCGGAGTGATTGTCGATAATATTGCGTTGCCTTCGTTGTATATCAACGAAACGTATATGACTATCGGAATACAATTCGACCAACATCCGTTAAGGATTGACGGAAAGAGGGAACCTTCGATATTCGATGAACAAGAGTATACGTACATCATCCGCAAAGGCGATCGCCTGGCGCAAGCCGTAATCAAACCGGTCGAGCAGGCGGTGTTTACAGAAGTTGATGCGCTCGGCGATAGCGATCGAGGTGTGGGTGGATTCGGGAGTAGCGGGGTGTCGTGATGAGGTTCAATTACCTCGCGGTCTTAGACGAGAAGATGATTAAACGTTCAACTCACAGTCGGAAATACTATTTAACCAAATGTGTTTGCGGCACTGAAAAATGGATACTTGCGCAAAACGTACGGAACGGAAGAACTAAGAGTTGTGGATGTATGGGAAGCAAATTAAAGGCAATCGCTAGTACAAAACATGGTATGCACAATACAAGAGTCTATCAGATTTACATGGATATGAAAGATAGGTGTTTTAATGAAAATAATCCACGATTCCATAGGTACGGGGGTCGTGGAATCAAAATTTGCGAAGAGTGGCTTTCGGGGTTTGAACCATTTTATAAGTGGGCTACGACCAGTGGTTATCGCGATGATTTAACTATCGAACGAATCGATAACGACGGAAACTACTGTCCGGAAAATTGTAAGTGGGCAACGATGGAAGAGCAATTGAAAAATAGAGATACGAGGAGGATGGGTCGTGGCAGAAACAAAAATGTCAGTTGAACTTATGTTTCACACGCAACTAAGCAAGAAGTTTAGGGAGAAGTTACAAGCGGAATCGGAGCAACTTGCTGAAATCCATGATGGAAAGATTCTCGCATTGAGCGCTATTAGGACTTGTTATAGCTCGAATAAACCCTCGGAGATTGCCATTAAAGAAGGTTATAAATATTTCGGGTCTGTTGCTTCTGATGGAAAAGACGGTTCAGACGCCGATAGATTGATTCGTCAGATCGTATCGTCTAAACATACCTCGACTCTTGAAGGGATTTCGTTCACCTTTGCGATTGAAGGCGTCAGCCGGGCGTTATTGGCGCAACTTACACGCCATCGCGTCGGATTTAGCTTCAGCGTCCAGTCACAACGTTACGTACGGATGGGAAGCGATGATAAGATCGGCGGGTTCGATTACGTGGTTCCGGAGAAAGTTACGAGCGATAAAATAGCGTTTGAGTGCGGTGACTACGGTCTCGATTTATCTGCGGATTATATCTTTGAGGATGCGATGGAGTTCGCTCAAAAAGCGTATGATAGGCTTCGTAAAGCCGGAGTGCCCGCAGAAGATGCCCGCGCCGTCCTACCGAACGCAGCCGCAACTAATCTCGTAATGACTGCGAATCTGACCGCGTTGCTTTCGTTCTACTCCAAACGCAAAAAGGGACGCGGCGCACAGGCGGAAATTACCGAATTAGCCGAAGTGCTAAGACGCGAAGTGGTCGACGTAGAGCCATGGACGGATCAGTTCTTCGAGGAGGTGTAAGCATCGGTATACTAACGAACTTAGCGATGTCAACGCAATTACTTACGAACCCGACCGCCAAGCCACCGGAACCACCACCGCCTGACCCACCGCGCATCACCGAAGAAGAGGCGGCGCTACAAAAAGCGGACGCACGCATAAAGGCGCTTGAAGACGAAGTGGCGGCGTTGAAGGCGGAGGTCAATGCGAAGCCGAAGGAGCGCTCAAAACCGAAGGTGAATAACGAAAGTGTTAACGCAAAGCCAACCGCATGGCAAACGTTCGAGGCTTCGGCTTATACAGCGGATTGCCCCGAAGGTTGCAGCGGCGTAACCGCGACCGGCCTAGACGTAACCGGAACGATCTACCACGCCGGCAAGCGCATTATTGCGGTCGATCCGTCAGTGATTGCGTTGGGTTCGACGGTTGAAATAAAACAGGCGGACGGCACGACGTTTGAAGCCGTGTCGCTCGATACTGGAGGCGCGATTAAGGGCGCCAAGATTGACGTATTGGTTGCGACGGAAGCCGACGCGGTACTGTTCGGACGGCAGTCGGTGCAGGTTCGCGTAATAAATTAATGGGAGGGCGATCGGATGAAGGTTCAGCTAAATAGAACGGATTTAACCGAAGCAATTAGCGATTACATTCGGAAGAAAGGCGTGAGAGGTAACGTAGTGCAGGTGTCGTATTTAGGTCGCGATCAGGATTGGGCGGATGTTGCGACTGCGGTAGTTATTTTCGGTAAGGAGGCGGAATAAATGACGGAAACTAACGCTAAAATCCACGTACTGGCTGACGAAACACTTGGCGGCATCAAGCGCGAATACGTAGAGGTCGATCGTAAAGCGGGGGTTGGCGAGAAGATCGTAATTGTTGCTAGAAATTCACGGAGCGAATCGTATGAGAACGGCGAAATCTTTACTGTCGAGCGTGTATGGAAACCGTTAGAGGGCGACATAGAAAGCGACGAAGCCAAATCCATTACGAATGGTGACGGACTTATCTTCCGTAGCGAATACCGCGTACTCGAACCGACCAATATCGTTCACATTGACGGTCAGCGCTACGAAATGGTCGATCGTGAGGCGGAGGTCGGCGAGACGATCGTTATAACTTCATCGGATTACGAAGAGCATGATGAAATTTACGTAGCGGGACATCGCGGAAAGGTTATTAAAAAGAACTATTGGCCTACGCGCGAACTTGAGGTCGATTTCAACGGATTTGATAACGGGTTCATAGGCGATGAAGGTATTTGGTTTGTCGGAAAGGATTCCGGTATCGACTATCGCGTACTCGTCCCGGCAGAAACCACTGACGCCGACGAACCACAGCCAGCCGACCTGATCGACGTCGTATCTAAGCTGGCGGATGAAGTTGCGAAGTTGAAACGTAAGGATGACGAAGATTCCGAAATAAACAGCCGAGTCTTCGCAAAATTACACGACCGTATTTCGCGGCTGCAAGACGAAATCGACACGCTGCACAAAGACAACCGGACGCACGGCGAAGAATTGGCGCGTTTGAAGGAGCCGGCTAAAAGCGAAAGTATTATCGAAAGCGTACCGTTTATGCTCGTTATTCATGAAGGGCGAGGGGAGTTCGACGTTTATCAACGAGGAAAAAAGATCGAAAATATTTCGCGTTTGGAGATTGAAGCGTATTCTCGACTGAGTAGTTCGATTAATCTCGAATTTAACGACGTTGGTGAGCGCCCATGAAGCTCGCCCTAACCGCACCTTTACGCGCAGGCAAGTCGGAAGCTGCCGGTTACTTATCGCTTCACTACGATTTCCATCCGTTCGCATTCGGTGACGAACTTAAAGCCGCCTTCCATCGCGCGTTCCCATCCGTACCCGAAAAGCCGAAGCCACGGGCGTATTATCAAAAGTTCGGCCAGTGGGCGCGAGAAGCTTTCGGCGAGGACGTCTGGGTTAACGCTGCCATGACGAAGGTGGACGCTTACTTGGCGCGGCATGCTTGCGACTGTGGTAGCGGTCTAGCGCCGATGCTTAAAAACCGCGTACTGATCGAGGACTGCCGGCAACCAAACGAATACAACCGACTGCGCGCCGAAGGGTTTAAGATCATTCGCATCACGGCGCCGGAAGACCTACGGATCGAGCGCGCAAGAAAAGCCGGCGATGACTTCGATTTGGCTGCGCTGAAACATCCGACCGAGCTTGCGTTGCTAGATTTCGAAGTTGATTACGAAAGTACAAACGATGGTACGATCGATGAATTATACGCGAAACTGGACGCGTTGATGGAGGCGATACTATGACGGAATTTAACTTAACGCCGCAACAGCCGGCAAACGGACTTACGGTACTCGAACTATTCTGCGGCGGCGGACTTGGCGCAATCGGCTTTAAAGCGGCGGGCTACGATATTGTGAAGGCGCTTGATTTCGATAAGAATGCCGTTAAAGCTTACCGATATAACTTCGGCGATCACGTTGAACAGGCGGATATCCGAAAAATCAAAATAAATAGGCTACCTAATACTGACGGTATTTGCGGTGGGCCTCCCTGTCAGGATTATTCGGTATCAGGAAACGGTGAGGGAGAAGATGGAGAACGTGGAAAACTCGTGTGGAATCACCTTGAAACCGTCAAATGTAAACAGCCCAAATTTTTTGTATTCGAAAATGTTAAAGGTCTTATAGGGAAAAAACATAGAGAAAAAACGTTTGAGCCTCTTATTAAAAAATACGAAGAGGCCGGTTTTAACGTAAGTTGGAAACTAATCAACGCGTGGGACTACGGTGTAGCACAGAAGCGTGAGCGCGTGTTCATCGTCGGAATACGGAAAGACCTTGGCTTCACATTCGAGTTCCCGAAACCGTTAGAAGGCGACTATCAGACGCGAGTATTGCGGGATGTTATCGGAGATTTGCCAGAACCCGAGCGCCAAGACTGCGGAAAGTATTGGACGCCAAAAAGCGAATACACATACGATCAAGCCAATCGCGTGCAATCGCTAGATAAACCGTCTAATACGATTCCAGCGCATCACAACAGTGGACAGCCGATCCATCCGACAGAAGCGCCGCGCCGTTTCACCGTCCGCGAATGCCTTCGAATCCAATCTGCGCCAGATACTTACGTCCTGCCAGACGATATTTCCTTATCGGCGCAATATCGGATTGTCGGTAACGGAATTGCTTCGCGCGTTGCGTGGTATATCGGACGGGCGCTTGCGGATCAATTAGCGTCGGTGTCTAACTGAAACGCGTATGTATGCGAAGGATACGCCAAATACGGCTGCTTGGACGCCTCGCCATCGCCAATCAAGTAATAGCGCTGCGGTAGGCTGTCGAAATCAATGCCGACCTTACGCAAGAACGGAATGGCCGACACGTTGCCACGCTTATCGAACTTGAACGGTTTGACGTCCGGTTGGTTTACTAACTCCGGCTTGCCGACCACGATGCGCTTTTCATCCGCGTCATATGCGACCGTCAGATAAAACGGACCATCCGTAGGCAGGCCGATAATGCGACGAGCTCCGGTCGAGACAAATAGGCGACGCTGCTTTTCGATAGTTATGTACGCTTTAAGTTTACGCTCAACAGGTTCGTTAGATACCCATGTAAGAACCATTAACGAAACTCCTTTCGGAAGCGTTTACGTTAATCATAAACGAAATTAACGAAGGAGTCAACGAAAGCAGGGAAGGCTCGATCTCGTAACGCTAGAGTACGCGAACGTCTTGTTGTGTCGAACGGCGTATAAGATTGTCGAAAAATATTTACTGACCCGCCGATTAACTTTGCTGCGTAGGGATTCTGCTATTTCGCTTCATTGACATAAGGAGAATATTTATCCTTTCTTCGCTTTTATTATATGACAGCTTTTTTCTCGCAACTCTGCGGGAGGGTGTCGCGATTACTAGGTTGCAAGACGAAAATGAAACGGGAGGAATTACGAATGGGTTCAGTCAAAGTCGATCTACATCGAAAGGAACGCGAATTCGACGCAGCCTATGCGCTCGATAACGCAGAAGGCGTCAAGCTATTACTCGCCGATTATCAGAAGTTCGTCAGCCGCAAGCGTTGCGGAGATTACGACGCGGCCACGATTCTTATCGATATTCACAAGGCGCTTGAACTAGCGAATTTAACGGACCGCCAGCGCCAGGCGATCGAGCTCGTTTACTTCGGCGAACTAACGCAAGCCGAGGCGGGCGAACGGATGGGCGTCGGACAGGATACGATATCGAGACACATCGACGCGGCAGCCGATAAGCTTACGGACATTTATTATTACTGGGCGAGCCATGGCGAAGGCTACGCGATTAGGGGGACGTATTAATGGATAAAACGTTATTGCACGAAACGATCACGGAACTATATAAGCGCACAAAAGCCGGTGAACTATCGCGTCTGGAACGCATCGAAGAAATTACGGCTCTGTCCGACGCCTACTACGATTCAGTTGGCGAACATCCCGATACTTTTGCGTTGGAACGTATGGCGAATCTGGTACTTTACGAAGAATTATCCGATCGTCATCCGGATAAAATGACGCGCGAAGAGTATCCGTTTATGAGTGAGTCGCAACTTGACGAGCGCTATAAAAAAGAGGCTTCGGATAAATTTGCGGAAGAATACGACCAAACGGGGCGCAATCGTGCCGAACCAAAGCGCCGGTCGTTATCTACCTACGAATCGATTTTCGTTGATGCGCGCGCTAAGTCGCTAAATAAACAACGTCGCAAGCGCTATAACGATTTTATCAACGGACGCACGGACGGTCAGTTTACGGTTAATATCGCAACAGGCGAAAGGGTGGAGCATACGGGCGCATAGGCGCCTTTTTATTTATCTAATTACGGAGGTGCGACCGAATGCAAAACGGCTATTATTACTGCTATTCTGCGAATCTATACCAATTCCTGCGCGACCATAACCAACGCTATATCTGCGTAGGCTTGAACGAAAATACTTTACGGAAGTTTTGGCAATATGCGCGTACACCCGAACTCGATCGTTTACTGACGGAGTGGCAGCGCCGTAAGCCGGCTTAAGTCGAATATTATTTAAGTGGAGGACGATTATATGAGCGATAAAGCGAAGGCCCTTCCGTTTGACACTGCGGCGGGCTATACGGGCATACCTAACGTTATTCTTACGCATTATCAATACTTTCCGAAGCTAAACGGTAACGCCGTGTTGGTATACGCGTTTCTGCTGAAGTTTTATAACGCGGATTATGGCTACGCCTTTCCAACGCAAGAACAGGCGGCTAGGGCGCTGGCTATGAGCGATTCAACGTACCGTAACGCAGTCAAAACGCTAGTTCAGGCGCAGCTAATACAGACAGTAGAGAACGGAGGTGGCGCGAAGAATCTCGTCTATTATTTCCGCAAGCCTATCGAAGACGAAGCCGAGTTTTTTCGCATGTTTCCGGAAGCTGCCGAGAATAAACGAAAGCAGGACGCGATATGGTCGAATATAGGTGCGAAAAGGAAAGCGCGCGTTAATATTTAAAGGAAACGCAAAGAAGCGAGGACTATACTAAATCTCTCGCTTTTTCGTATTTCTCTATATCCGATTCTAGATAAAGGGGAAGGCGGCCGTTATCTACGCGAGTAACCTCCGAAGGGAAGTCAGCATGTCGTTTAGACCAATTGTTGACGACTTGACGGGTAACAGACCACCGAGTCGCCATGTCGGACTTAGTTAATAATTTCGGAATTGTCATGTCCACCGATAATAAACGTCCCATACGTGTTTTTCGGAAGAATTACCTTCTATAAAGTCTACTACCGCGTCGATAACTTCATTAAAGCCTTGGAGTCCGATTTGGTCCTTAAGTATCTGCTCCTGCTCAATAATCGCGGAGTTTAATTCAATTCTTTCTGAGCCCGTACCTGGTGCTTCCTCTAACACCCGGTTCTGTATGTTTAATTCGATAATACGTTTGATTGCACTCATATTAGAAAGCTCCTTTCAGATCTTCTCTGATAGCTTTAGCAATTCTTACATGTTTGTTGAACTCTTTGATAAGATTGTTTTTACCCCAAACCGGACCTTCGTACTCATTGATCATTTCCTTGATGCTATTTGCGATTCTTTCCATTTTAGCTAATTCCTTTTGAAGTTCCTTGATTTGATAAGTTTTCATGTTTACCGTCCCCTTTGCGTTTTGTTTGTTTCCTTTATCTTGATTACATCATATCACGTATTGTTTACAATGTAAACACTTTTGATAAAAAAATAAAAAAAGTTTTTAACCAATTGGTGGAACGAAAAAGGACGCCCGTTAAGGCGTCTTTATTTTTGCGCTTATTTCACGTTAAAACGCGCTGACTCGAAAGTCCCGATATAGTGGCGCTTGCCCGAATCCGTATAACAATCGATCTGAATCACGTAGCTACCGGCGCCAGTTTTACCACGAATCGACTTTACGCTAAACGACTTCAGCGGAGTTGCGGTCTTAAAGCTTCCGCGCTGCACTAAACCCGTATCGGTCAGCCCGCCACCTGAGCGCTTTTTATAAACGCCGGCCGTATAGTAAAGCGTTGCCGCGCCTTTCTTTTCGGCCTTCCAATCGACCGACTTTGCGCTGCTTGTGTACGTAGTTGCATCCGTATAGACGCGCGCTTTATGTCCGAACTTCTCCGTCTGCCAGCCCGACCAGGCTGCATCAGCTTGCGGCGCCAAAGCGGCAGTGCTCGCGATCAAAGCCGCGGTGATTACGATTGATTTAAATAAACGTTTCATACGATTTCCTCCTCGACCTGCAGGCGCGCTCCACACGTAGGGCAGCACGCGTCAGGCTTAATTTCTACGTCAAGTCTTGCGTAATTACATTCGTTACAAGCGTATTCAATCATCGTTCATAGCCTCCGTTTCGACTTCGATCCGATAGCCGAAATATTGTAACATCGAATTGATCCCAATTTGGTAAGCGCGCCCACATCGACCGAAATTGGCGGCGGGGCGCTCGTATAGATCGAGGATCTGCGCTTCCTGCTGCGGTGTAAGTGCCGGCGTATCCGACCATATTTTACGAATCATAAGCTGCTGCATACCGTTATCGCCTCCGTTTGAGTGCGACGACCAGGCCCGCGATTGCAACGATCAGGGCCGCCGCCGTAATTACGATTGATAAAGCCGTTATCATGGCGCGCTCGCCTCCTTGTGTTTTCGTTTTTGATACGGTACTATAGGAGACACGGGGAGGACTCTCACATCTATCCCCGTATCAACGTTTCTGGCGCTAGTCGTTTTTGCGATTAGCGTTTTTTGCGTTAACGCAGGCGGTTGCCAAATTCGTTAGCGCAATGACGAAGTTATTAGTACCGTTTCCGCGTTCAATTCGTTTTTCCCTCCTTTCTATAATTCTATTATACGATATCGTATAACGAAAGTCAACGATTAAATTGGAATATTATTCGTTTCGATGTCGGTTTTGTTCAGCGCAAGGTTGCCGGATATTTTATTTCCGATAACTCGCGAATTAATAGATTCATCTGTTTTTATCGGACTGTATAATTTAAACTCACTGACTGAGTACACGGTATTTCCATCGAGTAATGCGTCGGATGTTCCTTTCGTTAGTATGCCGTATCCGCCGGAAGCTGTACGTCTAAATGTTATATCATTGTTAGATATCTTTGGTTTTTTACCGCCGACTAAATAAACAGCCGTTAAGCACTTGGCGTTAGAAATATTATTGTCTTTAATACATACCTCGCGCCCATCAGCGCTTTCTCCGTATATAGCCATATTGGCCGGAGCTGGTATGTGATTATTCTTAATAACCACGTCACTTCCTTTATCAAAGGCAATGGCGTACGATACATCTCCGGAATACTCCGTTAGATCAATATCGTTGTCTGATATTACTGCAGAAGATCGAGTCACTACTATACCTTTTTTACTGTTTTTCACTTTATTAGACCTTGAGATAATGTTGTGAGAATCAATTGCTTCAATCGAATGTATATCGGAGCTGTTGAGTTTATTGTTTTCAAAAGTGATATCGAGAGACTTGTTAGCCGTACAGTGTTTGCCTGGACAATTACTAACGACATTTCCTGCGAATAATACGTTTCTAGCTTCGAAGGTCCCTAACGCAACCCCATCGACTGAAAGATCCGATATTACATTACTCATAACAACGACATCAGCACCTCGAATATCAATGCCACTACTAAATCCTTTTATTGAGTTCCCGATTATGGCTGCGTTGTTTCCTGTAAAGCCTGAGGATACTCCTAAAGATGAAATCGCTGTTTCTTTATTATCGCGGCGAATAAGGACATTATTAGATATTATGGTGTCAGTTCCATAACCGTAAGAGATAGTGTTGTCGGAGTGATTATTCTCAATGACAACCTCATAACCACTGAAGTTGCATACAGATTGTTTAACGTTCCCTGAGAAAGTATTATTAGTGACTTTTACATTACGCGGTTCTTCGTAATCAATGTCGCCTTCTCCATAACCTTCAATATCAATTCCGAAAGATGGACCGCAACCATCAGCTATTCCAGCGTTTGTGATCACGTTATCATCTATCAACACATCTTCTCCACCTGTGACTGAGATGTTATTACGCCTAGCACCATCAAGAATACAATTTCTAATAGTTACATTTCTTGCTGGTCTATAATCAGTCCATGTGACATTTAACATTCCTTTGGCGCACACCATTACGCAATCTCCGGTACATTCTGATATATTAATATCCTCGATTACGATATTTTTTGCTCCGTGTATGTTAATCCCGTATCCCCATTCATGAGTTTTCTTTTTCTCGAGATCACCGTGTCCTGTAAAGTCATGTTTGAATCGATCGCCTCTAATTCTTCCGCCTTTTAGAGTTACATTTTCCACTTCACCGAGATAGAAACAAGAATATCCGTAAGAGTTATTAGGGTCTACGATAAATTCGGCTTTTGGGTGTCTGATTATGGTCATATCGGAAGGAACACGTATCCCTGCGCCTTCTTCCGGATTAACAGCAAGACGATTTACTGCGTCTATAAGATATTTACCTTTCGGTATATAAACCTCAGAGTAACCGGCCTCAGCGGCTTCGAAAATTGCGCGATTGATTCCTTGCGTAGTTGCGTCTGCCTCTGTTCCATCCCAACGTATCCCGTATTTTTCAGCTTCCAACGTATATCGCATCATTATTCGTTACCTCCAACGTTATAATTTTCGTTAATAAAGGACGACAGCAACCCGGCAAATTTATAGAACGTCTCGGTTTCGGTTCCAGCGCGTCCAGTAAGCGAGAACGTTCCGAACATGCTCTTACGCAATCCGGTACTGATCTCGAGCTGTAGACTTTCGCCGGTTACGCACTTATTCGCTATGTTCGCAGCACTGGCGCCCGCAAAGCGATGTCCTTCGCCTACGAGTTCGGCGCTAAAGCCAGCGGCATTCAAGCGGTCTACTAACGCCTGGCCGCGTATAGGATCGGTACCGCCTACGATAATGTGCTCGGCGCTGTCGCTATAACCGTGAAGCGATATAACGCGTTGGTGGCGTGCAACTAAGTCAAGCGCGGTCGGTTCGTCGAAGTGAGTGCTCGTGATGTGGAGGTCGAAGCCATTCGGCGTCTTAAGCGATTCGAAAAGATACGTTGAATAGTCGTTGCTGAGTTCGCGAGCAAGTTCGCTGGTGCCGCCTTCAATACTCCCGCCGTGTGGCGCAAGTATCAAAACTGGCGTGGCGTGGTCAGTCGCGAATATATTGTAGTTCGTCTCGGGTTCGTTAGCTTGGAGTTCGGCAAAGTTGCGGTAAACATCTGTAGCTTGCGCGGTGACTGTGGTGAATACGGATAACATTGCGCATAGAATAAACGCTGTGATATACTGGAAGTGCTTCGCTCGATTCGGACGGTGCAGCTTTGCTTTGGTCGGTGGGGCTGCGCCTCCGTTTCGTTCTGAAATCGCCTTATTCAGTTTTTGTAATACGTTAATCATTTCGTTACTCCTCTCGGATTTTATTAACGAGGGCCCTTCGTTGACCTAAATATACGATATACGATATTGTATGTCAACGGATTTGCGGAAGTTTATTCGATATCGTATAATAGTCGCAGAGGTGATCGAAATGAAATTAAACGCTACGCCGCGCCTAAACGCCGTTATGAAGGCGAAAGGATGGACGCAGGTAAGGTTGTCAGAAGCATCGGGCGTGCCGCAAGGTTCGATATCGCGATTCGATAAGAACAGCCGCCACGAAGATTGGCACGTTTTTTCAATTGCGAAGGCGCTCGAAGTAGAGGTCGAGGAGCTATTCGAAATTGAAGAAGCTACGGAAGAAGACGCTAAATAAACCGGCGTCTTTTTTCGTCTTGAATTCCTGCCCTTATCTGGTATAATTATCCTATTAACGTTAGTACGGGAATTCCCGAACCGAAAGGGTGGACGAAATGAAACCGAAAGTCAAAGTGAGCGTTATTATACCGGTATACAACGGCGAAAAGTACCTGCGCGAATGCTTAGACAGCGTTCTCGGACAGACGCTTAAGAATATCGAAGTTTTGATCGTAGACGACGGATCGACCGATTCAACGCGCAATATTCTGAAGTGTTACGAAGCTGTCGATGAACGTGTCAAGCCGATCTACCAAGCGAATCAAGGACCGGCCACGGCACGCAATAATGCGCTTAAACAGGCGCGCGGAGAATTCGTCGCATTTATTGACGCTGACGATTGGATCGAACGAGAAACATACGCAACAATGTACGAAGCCGCCGTCGCAAACAATGCCGATATTGTATTTACGGATATCTGCTGGGATTACGAAGACACCGCGAAAAGCTATACGAAAAGTTATCGCGCAAAAGCAAATACGCCGCTAGACCGTGACGCCATAAAGGCGGAAATACTGACGGACTTTTTATATAACGGATCGTACGGCGGCGTATGGAAGGTGATTCGCAAAAGTTTAATAGATACGTATGGCCTAACGTTCCCTGACGGCAAGTATCTCGGCGAAGATTGGCTGTTTAATATGGACGCGTTTACGTATTGTCAGACGGCTTATTATATCGATAAACCGTTGTATCATTACCGGCAAATAAACGACGAGAGTTTGATGCGCAAATATAACCCGCAGCTATTCGATTCTTACATAAAAGGAAACACACTCGAACGCTATGCAAAACGATGGGGTTTGTACGACGAAAAGGTTGCGGTTGATCTAGCGCGGCGGAAGTGTTATATCGCGGTGAACGGTTGTATACAGAATGAATTCAAGCCGGGCTGCGACAAACCACTGCGCGAAAAGTTAGCGCTGATTGAACGTATAGTCGAGCATCCGAACGTAGGGAAGGCGGTGGAGTTAGCGTTGCAGCATGAGGAAAGTTTGGCGCGGCGGATTTACCTGGCGATGATAAAACGGAAGGCTGTCGTAGGGTTGTTCCTGGCGGGGAAAATACTGTCGATGCGGTCATAGCGGATTTGTCCGGTGATTTTTACTGGAGCATACAGCGATTTTTACTGGACGTTCCAGTGATTTTCACTGCGTATAAAGACTTACTATATATACTTACTTATAAAGACTTACTTAAATAATAGCGCCACTATTCGCTTACGCTCATTAGCGGACGCAGATATTAATTATTTAGTACCTTTATCGCGATTAGTATTTAATAATACAAAGAGATTGTAAACCAGATATTCTGAGTGTATAATTTTAATATACTGGAGGGTTTGCACGCTCCAGTCTGTAAAAAAAGCTAAGCTCCTCATTGGAGTTCCGGCTTAACAACTTCATGAAAGTATTTAGGATAGACTTCACCCTTTAACTTTGCCGAGCTCAAGGGGTGGGTCTATTTCTTTTTATCGCGAAATAAGAGGAAATGCGGAGAATTTGGCGCGAAGTCAGGTTCTTTTTTTTATTTTCTACAGTGATTTTTACTGGATGAAAATAATTTGGATTTTATTTTGAAAACTATACATGTTTTCGCCCTTTAGTTGTCTATACGTTATGAGAAAAATTTCTAGCGTTATGGAAGGGGGAAACACATGATAAACATATCATTGCCGAGTGATTACATACAGGATAACCCTATAAAAATAAGGAGCGGTCACAAATATTCTTATGGAGGTGTTTATGTATTCTTCAATGATAATGATGAAGCGCTTTACGTAGGAAAAACCAACAATTTTAGAAAAAGGTTTAATAGCCATTGTTACGATAATAGATTTTTCAAAGAGTCGACTTATGCAAGATTATACGAGATAAAGGATGAATTTGAACGGGATATATACGAAACCCATGCTATACGTCATTTTAATCCTAAGTATAATAAAGCGAAGGTGTATCATCGGCACGACGAAATAGAGTTCGAACTATCTGTATTAGAAGCGGAAATAGAAGAGATGGCTGCGATGATCAAAGAGTTGAGGGATGAGTTAAATTCCCCATACTACGATTATTTCGATGAAGAAGAGTACAACCCAATCGAGGAATTAGGAAGAGTTTTATTTACTATACGTCAAATTGATGAATTAAAAGCAGAGCTAGCTAAAATGAGGCGAAGAAAGCTAACGTTAACCAATCGAAGGCATTTATAACGACCGTACAACACGCAGTATGTACGGTAAAGGACGCCACCCCTACGGAATAACAACGGGCACTAGCCGCAACTTGGCGTCCTTTTAATACATATTGCGGCGGTATATCAAACGGAGGTGTTCGCGAATGAAGTACGCCGTATTTAGCGACTATTGCGACGCAGGTCAAAGCGTGTTTGATACGTATGAAGAAGCGTTAGCCGAATACAACGAACGTATCAACGAAGATTCTTGGAACGGCGTCGACGCGTACCTCTGCGTAGTCATTGACGAATATAAAGCGAAATAAGCGCGCCACAGCCGTTTTAATCCAGCCGGAGGGTATTCGGTAGGGTAAACGTTAGAAACGCTAATTTCGTGTGATTTTTCCGGGCGGGTTAACTCGCGAAATAAGCGGAATGGTCTTTGAGCGCCTGATCAACGCTCCCATATCCGCGCGGAAGGGTTATTTTCGGTCTTACCTTCCGATATTACTTGCGCCAATTATACATCCGGCATTGGCCGGCAGGCAACGAGCGAGCAAAGGATGCGTCCAGAACTCGGTGTATAAACGCAATCAGAACGAGGCTTCCGCCATCACGGCGGAGGTCTTTTTGTGCTTGCGTTATGCGAGCGAATAAGAAACGAAAAGGAGACGATGTGAATGGCGGACAAACGCGTATCAACGGATTTTATTGTAGACGAAAAGGGCAACGCAGAGGATGTACGAAAGCCCAAAACGCGTATCAAACTAACCGATAAGCATTTTGCGAAACTTCCTGACGAAAAGGATAGCGTCTGGGCTACCGATGAATTTTCGTTTGATGAAGCCGAGAAAGCGCTTCGGAAAGAGACGGTCGATACAGGCGGCATTAACGTAAAAGTAAATGTAGAGGTATCCGAAGCCATAACCGGCCTCAAAGCGCTTCAGCGCGAAGCAAAGGCGGCGACGAAGGCGTTGGCTGAATTGCGTGATTATATGGAGGCGACAGGCGAGGTAACGCTAAAGAATGGCGCCGAGGTTGCGCAGTCATTGCGAGCTTTATTCGATAGGCTAGACGAAGAGCCTACGGTTTATCTGGACGGCAAGGAAATCGGTAAAGCTTCCGGAAAGGGGACGCACCGATGAACATAAACGTTAATCAGATGGAGCGTATGCGAGACTTGATATTCTTTAATGATAATGGCGGATTGCCTCATCGGCACCGTATAGGAACAAAAGTCGAAGCCACTATCGAATTTGAATCCGGTAATCGCGCACAAGCCGTGTTTGAGTTTCCGAATGACGCCGACCTTTCTTTCGAAGAAGCTGAGCGATTGATTCGGAAGGAGTTGGGCGCAGAATGAAGACTCTATTTAGGATAATGATTCTCTTGCTTGTGAACCTGGTTTTTGGTTGTCTTGGAGTAATAATGGAATACATCTTCGACGATCCCTATTTGAGATTAGGGTACGTATCTAGTGGCGGGCTTGTCATGGGGTACTTGGTTCGTGGATGGTGGCCTTCGAAGAAGGAGGGCGCAGAGTGAGTCGGCCGTCCTTAAACAAAACGCAATACGATACGTTCCGAATATGGCTACGCGACAATGGTTATGCACCGGAACATTTACGTAAGGCTAACAATGTAGAGATGCGGCGAGTCATACGGCAAATGGATTATTGGTACGACGGCTTTCGGATAGGAAGCGAACGGCGATGTATTATAGCCGGTTTATATGCGATGCGTAATCGCGACTTTTAATTAAACGGGAGGTATGTTAAGTGAACGGATTATTTTACTGCTACTCAACTACGCTAATGCACTTCTTAAAGGCGAACGGACGCCGCTATAAATTTACGAAGTTGCATCCGCGAACTAATAACCGGATGTGGGTCTTCGAAAGAGACGCCGACTTTGGCGCTTTGCTTGACGAATACGACGCCAGAAAGGCGAATGCGAAGGCGCAGTAAGTAGCGCGATTAGTTAACGAAAGGAAGTCGATAGTCAATGCGAGGCCAATTCGAACATTTGGCGCGGGAGGCGCTACAACGGAAAGCTTACGCGATGCAGAAAGAAAACGGACTAACCGGTAATGCACCGATACCACACGACTTATGGCGGCGGTTAGTACCAATAGCGAGAGAATACGAGAAAGGTAACGGAGCCATAGCGCAACTGTATACGTACTTACTTGCGCATGTGAACGGGCAGGTTGATAACGACCGGTATATGAGCGCGTTCCCTTCGGTGGATAAGATCGCTGAGGATACGGGGATAGGGCGCAATAGGATAGCGCGGTTGGCTAACGTGTTGGAGGCGGTAGGGCTACTAAAGACAGCGTATGACTATGCGTCGAATAAGCGCGAGAAGTTATATTATCCGCAATATTACAGCGGGCTGAGTGATGCGGAGGTAAGGCGGAGGCTGGACGTTATATACGGTCAATCACCGTAGAGTGACTTACGTTAATCACTGTAGAGTGATTTACCTAAATCACCGTAGAGTGACGGTAATAATAACAAACGTAATAATAACGAACTAATAATAACAAACAAATAATAGCGCCTCTATTCGCTTACGCTCATACGATACGCAGATATTAGTAGTCTATTAAGTACCTTATCGCGATTGTACTTAAAAGAATAATAAGAACAAACGAAGGCCTAAGTCACTGTAGAGTGATTGACGCTTTAGTATGCGAAAGGAGGCGATGCCTTGAACTACTACGACAAACACAAGCGTGATCCCGAAGCACGAGCGTTCTATAAGTCGAAGGCATGGACGGAATGTAGAGCGTTGGCCTTGAAGCGCGACCACGGCTTATGCCAAGACTGTCTCAAAGAACGTAAGATAACGAAGGCTCAGACGGTTCATCATATTAAAGAGCTGCGCGATCATCCGGAATTAGCGTTAACGCTCGAAAATCTCGTAAGTTTATGCAATCCGTGCCACAACCGAAGGCACCCGGAAAAAGGCGCTGGACCGGCTGCGAAAACGGCTAAGAAGCGCAGAATAAACGTGGTGAAGGCGCAGGCTAATCCGGAGCTATAGCCCCCCGTACCTTGGGATTTCGAAGGCAAAAACGTAGGGACCGGCGGGGCCCCTTCGCTTGTAGCGCGACCGGAAATTTTACATTAAAGGGGGTAAAACCCTGGATGAAAGGAGCGATCATATGGCGGTACCCACTGCGAAAAGACTGCGCGAATATCTTGGCGACAGGTATACGGAATCGGACGAAGAGCTTATCGAACTATACATCGATACGCATAAGTTCTACCGCCGATTAAAAAAGGAAGTGGCGGAAAACCCTTTAATGATGCGGCATACGAACAAAGCAGGCGCGGAAAACCTCGTCAAAAATCCGTTAGCGATTGAGCTTACGAAGACGGTTACGACGTTAAATAACCTTCTGAAATCGCTCGATCTTACGCCGGCACAGCGCAAAGAATTAAACGCGGGCGGTGATGACGATGACGACGATTTCAGTAAATTCTAACGCTACAGAGGTCGAAAAATGGTACGAAAACTGGCTAAAAACGCAAAAAATAGCCGGATTTATACGCGAAAAACCCTCCGAAAAGTTGCTAACGACTTGGTATGCGGAAAAGGTAGCGTCGGGTGAAATAGTCGCGAGCAAGAAAAATATTCTCGCTTGCAAACGTCACCTTCGCGATCTTGAACGCGCCGGCACAGACGAATTCCCTTACGTCTTTGACGAAGAAAAAGGACATCGACCGATACAATTTATCGAGCGGTACTGCAAGCCGTCGCAAGGTCGGTATTCAAACTTAACGCTGCAGCCGTGGCAGCACTTCGTTATCGGATCGCTGTACGGGTGGGTTCATCGCGATACTGGACTGCGACGTTTCCGCGAAGGCCTTATATTTGTCGGCCGTAAGAACGGAAAAACAACGAAAATCAGCGGTTTAGCCAACTTTGCGATAACAAAAGACGGCGAACCGGGCGCCAGAGCCTACGTTTTAGCCAACTCGAAGCAGCAGGCGGGCGTGCTTTTCGAAGAGAGTCGCGCCATGATTAGAAAATCGCCGAAGCTTCGTAAGCATATTCGCGAAAATCAGAAAGGCATTTATCACGACGCGTCAATGAGTCAAATCGAAGCTCGGGCGTCAGATAGCGAAAAGTTGGACGGCTTGAATACGCACCTCGGCATATTCGATGAGATCCACGAGTTCAAAGATTCGAAGCTTATCAGCGTAATCAAGAACTCGCGGGCTGCACGGACTCAGCCGTTAATCATTTATATTACGACGGCCGGCTATCAGCTCGACGGACCATTGGTCGAGTATTACGAAATTGCTTCCGATGTTCTTGACGGAAGTAACGTTCAGGAGCGAAATTTCTACTTTATGGCGGAATTAGACGACATATCCGAGGTCGAAAACCCGGAAATGTGGATAAAAGCGAACCCAAACATCGGCGTAACGATGGATATTCCGTCAATGATCCAGGACTTTAACGCGGATCGCCACGTACCACGCGAATACAACGATTGGCTGGTCAAGCGGTTCAATATCTTCGTTGACAACGGCGAGGAAAGCTTTATCGACTTCGAAGTCATTAAGCGCAATAACGGACATGTAGATCCGGAGTCGTTGCGCGGCATGAGATGTATCGGCGGCTTCGACTTATCGCAAACGGAAGACTTTACGAGCGCGTGTCTGGAATTTATTTTGCCGGATAATCGCGTTTTTGTTTTGTCTCATTCGTGGGTTCCGGCGGCAAAAGTACAAAAAGATAACGAAAAAATCGACTACCGTGGGTTTGAAGCCGACGGTTATTTGACGATTATTCCGGGCGAATACGTGGAATACGAGTACGTTTACGATTGGTTCGTTGAAATGTCGCGCAAATATCAGATCGAAAAGATCACGTTTGACCCTGCGAATGCGATGCGGTTGGTGCAAGACCTGCAGAACTACGGATTCCAAACGGAGGTCGTGCGGCAGGGTTACATTACGCTAAGCGATCCGTTGAAGAACGTTAAAGAATTACTGCTCGACGGAAGAGTCGTATATAACGAGAACAAACTCTTTACGTGGTACTTAAACAACGTCAAGCTGGTCGAAGATCGCAACGGAAACTGGCTGCCGACCAAACAGACGCGCTACCGAAAAATAGACGGCTTTGCTGCGTTCCTGAACGCCCATTCGCAGGTATATCTCGACATGACGAAGCCGGTTGGAGGCGGAAGCGTCGGATTTATCTCGATTAACGATCTATTAAACGGTTAGGAGGTGAGAAAATGGGCTTTTGGAGCAACGTACGAAGCTTTTTCGGAGGCGCAACCGAAGCAAAGGCGGCCGTAAAAAAGGACCTACCGCATTGGTTTATTCCGCGCGCCAGTATTTTCGGCAACTACGGAGAAACAACGCTGGCAGATAACGAAACAGTCTTTTCGGCTGTATCTCGGCTGTCAAATACGATGGCAAGCTTACCGATCAAGGCGTACAAAAACTATCAGCCAATCGAGTCGCAGGCATCCGAACTATTAACGTACGCGCCGAACCATAACATGACGTCCGGTGAAATGATCGGACTTTTAGAGACGCATCGGGATATTTTCGGTAATGGATACGCGTTAAAACGGTATGGAATGCGTTATGAAGTCATCGGATTGGACGTTTTAGACCCTTCGAGAGTGCAGCCGGTCATTGAAGAATCGACTCGCGAGCTCTGGTACGAGATATTCGGTGATAACGGAAATTATTTCGTTCATAACATGGATATCATTCACGTTAAGCATGTATCCGTTGACGGACTGAAAGGAATCTCGCCCTTAAAGGTACTGCGGAATGCGCTCGACTTTGATCGCGATGTAAGGACGTTCAGTCTCGAACAGATGGACGGCGCCAAGATATCGTTCATTCTCAATGTCGCCAACCAACTCGATGATGATCGGAAAACAGCGATGTTAGAGAACTTCCGGAACTTCTATTCGAACAATGGCGGCATTCTAATTCAAGAACCTGGCGTTGAAATTAAGGATTTAAAGAAGGAATTCATCGATACAAAGGCGTTTGAGGTCGAAAAAGTGACCCGTTCAAGGGTTGCGCAGGCTTTTAACATTCCGTTATATATGCTCGGCGAAACGCAAGGCAGCGTATCGAACATGGAGCAACTTTACATCGATTATGTACAAGGCACGCTGATGCCTATCGCAACTCAATACGAAAAGGAATTTAACCGGAAGCTGCTGACCGAAAAGGAACGCAAGGCCGGCTATTATTTTAAGTTCAGTATGAACGCGTTATTGCGCGGAGACATGCAGACTCGCGGTAATTTCTATCAACAAGGCATCCGGAGCGGCTGGTTTAAGCCGAATGAGGTGCGAGCGTGGGAGGATTTACCGCCAGAAAAGGGCGGAGATACGCTTTATTTGAGCAAGGACTTATTCCCGATCGACCAAGTCGCGCAGCAGAAAATTACGAGCACAGACGCGCCAACGCCTCCAACATTAAAAACTAACGAAGATGATAACGAAGACTCGAAAGGAGGTGAGGACGATAAAGAAGTTCTGGGAAATCAAAGCGGCGAAGAATGACGCTAAAGCTGGCGAAGTTTACATTTACAGCGAAATTAGTTCGGCTCAATTTTGGGGCGACGAAGTAACAGCGCAGACTTTTAAGGCGGATTTAGACGAACTTGGCGACGTTTCTACGCTAAATATCTATATTAACTCGCCTGGCGGGTCCGTTTTCGAAGGAAATTCGATCTACAACATCATAAAACGGCACAAAGCCCACGTTAACGTTTACGTCGACGGGCTGGCGGCCAGTATCGCAAGCGTCATCGCAATGTCCGGTGACGCTATTTTTATGCCCGCAAACGCGATGATGATGATTCACAACCCGTGGACGTTAGCGCAGGGCAATGCGGACGAACTCCGCAAGCAAGCCGATGACATGGACCGTATTCGCGAAAGTCTTATCGAGGCTTATCTCGGAAAAGCAGGCGAAAAGCTTGATCGCGACCGTTTAATCGCGCTTTTAGACGCTGAAACGTGGCTTACAGCGCAAGAATGTCTCGAATTAGGGCTTTGCGACAGCATCGAAGCGCCTAAGCAAGTGGCTGCGAAGGTAGATACGAAGTTATTCGCGAGTTACCGGAATACTCCGGACGCTTTACTTAATCAAACGCAAGAAGACGAAAAGCAGGCGGAAAAAGAGCGCCTGGAACGCGAGCAATTAATCGCGGAAGCACAAACCAACTTACTAAAACTCAAAAATGGGGGAATTATTTAATGGAACTATTTGATCTGAAGGCTAACTTAAGCACAGTAGGTACACAATTGGCGGCAGTTGAAAAAGAAATTATGAACAAAGCTGCTGATCCGAACGCTTCTATCGAAGATGTAAGAGCTCTTAAACAGAAGAAAGATGACCTTAAAGAGCGTATGGACATCCTTCAAAACCAACATGATTCTTTAGAGCGCGAGCAAAAAGCCAAAATCCAAGCGAGCTTAGAAAAAGCAAAAGCTGGTGTATCTGCGGGGCTATCCAGTAACGATCCTGAAGTACAAAAAATCTCTGCTAAAGCCGGATTCATTCGCGCAGCTGTACGTAAAGAAGTCCCTGCACAAGAAGTTAGAGCGGTTTTAGGAGACAACAATGGAACTGGTGGCGAAAAACTCCTTCCTAAAACAGTTTCACAAGAGCTTTTACACGAGCCTTTTGTAACAAACCCACTACGCAGTGTATCAACTTACACTAACGTTACAAATCTTGAGATCCCTAAAGTGGACTTTTCTTTAGATGATGACGACTTCATTCAAGATACACAGACTGCTAAGGAACTAGAAGTTGAAGGCTCAGTCGTTACTTTCGGCCGTCGCAAGTTCAAAGTTAAAGCTAAAATCTCTGAAACTATTTTGGCTGCAACTGATACTGACTTGGTTTCTACTGTTGAGAGAGCGCTTCAATCCGGTTTGGCTGCCAAAGAAAAGAAAGTTTCTTTCGCTGTGACTCCGAAAACTGGCGAAGAAGAAATGTCATTCTACGGTGCAGGAATTAAAGAAGTTCAGGGGGACAGCACATATAAAGCAATCAAAGCGGCAATCGCCGATCTTGCAGAAGACTTCCGCGATAACGCAAAGGTTATGATGCGCTACTCTGATTACCTCGAAATGATCGAAACTCTTGCGAACGGCAGCGCAACTCTTTACAACGCTCAGCCAGAGCAAATCATCGGTAAGCCGGTTGTATTCTCTGATGCTGCGGTTAAACCAATCGTGGGTGACTTCCGTTACTCTCATTTTAACTACGATCCAGCGATCACTTACGAAAGCGACAAAGACATCAGCACAGGCGAGAACTTATTCGTTCTGACTGCTTGGTTCGATCACAAAATCAAACTTAAATCTGCTTTCCGTATCGCATCTGTCGTAACTGCGCCCTAATGCGCCCCAAGGGTTAACGGCGACTCCTAAAGACACATCGGTGTCCCTTAGTTGGGACGCCGTAACCTTTAATGGGGGCATCAAAGAATACGAAGTATATAGAGACGGAGTATCTATCGGAACACGCGTAGGAACATCGTTTGCTGACAGCGGCTTGACGCAATTAACTACGTATAAATACCAGGTTCGCGCAATTCCTAACGTCGGTGATCCGTCACCACTTAGCGCCGAGCTTTCGGTTACAACGTTAGCGACCGAACCTACAAGCGTTAACGTAACGGAATCTTCCAAGACCTTAACGGTCGGCGATACGTACCAGATTAACGCAACAGTTTCGCCTTCAGGCGCAGACCAAAACGTGGTCTATACGTCTAGTAGCACCGCAACAGCAACCGTATCAAGCTCCGGCTTAGTAACGGCTAAAGCGGCCGGTACAACGACGATCACAGTCGCGTCTAAGGTTAAACCTTCGGTTAAGACAACGGTTGCTATTACCGTTAACGAACCGACACCACCGGCAGGTGAATAACGATGGCTCTTACGCTTGAGGAAGCAAAAGAATACTTGCGGATTGACGGAGATGAGGACGATAACCTCGTCTCCTTTTTTATTTCCGCAGCAGCCAAGCACATGGAAAACGCAGGCGTAAAAGATACCGAATCGGACCTATACAAAATGGCGGCGCTGATCTTTGTCGCGGATGCCTACGAAAATAGGACGACAGCCAACAGCGGCACAAAAATCGCCGGTATGATCCTTCAATTGAGGTGAGGCTATGGCGGTAAATATCGGAAGTTTAAACAAGCGAATCACGTTTTTACAATACGCAAACACAACGAATGACGAAGGGTTTGAGATCGACGGCTGGACGCCAGTCGCTACGGTATGGGCGGCAGTAAAGACGTTACAGGGCCGGGAATATATCGCGGCGGCTACGATTCAGGCCGAGAGAACGACCCGTTTTATCATTCGGTACTCAAAGCGGATGAATTCGCTGCTCAACAATAAGATGCGCGTTAAATATGGCGGACGCGAGTTCGAGATCAAAAGCATCATCAACGATAACGAAGCGAACGTTACCTTCACGATTATCGGGGAGGAGGTCAACGTTAAGTGAGTTCGAGATCAAACGTAAAAGGAATGCGCGAACTAATGGCGCGGCTTAATCGGCTGGGGCGCGAAGCTCAATCCATTAAGAAAGGCGCTCTCGAAGCCGGCGCAAAACCGGTATTTGACGAGATGGAAGCGAGAAAACCTAGCGAACAAAGCAAGATCCTAGTCAGCGACGTTAAGAACGACCTTATCGAAATTGGACCGAGCGACCTCGACTTTATATCGCGATTCGCTGAGTTCGGCACCAGTCCGCACTTAGAGAAAGCGAAGAACAAAAAGGTCATGAGCGATGGTTCTACGTTTTACGGAAGAGAAGTCGACCACCCCGGACACCAAGCGATGCCTTTCATTGAGCCGTCTTTCAACGCGAAAAAGAACGAAGCACAGCGCGAAATTAGACGCTATTTAGAAAGGGAGTTATTGCGATGAGTGCACGGGCAATCGTTAATTCGGCGCTTAAACCGTTGGGCGTGCCCGTTGTTTTTCTGAAGTATCGCGGAGAGGACGAAACGTATATCCGGTTTTTCTTCTACGACGAAAAGAGCGCACTCAATGCGGAAGATGCCGAGGAAGCGACGGGCTTTTACGTTCAAGTTGATATTTATACGAAGGACCCTAGCGAATACGCACGGCTAGAAACCGGCGTTAAGAAACAGCTCGTTGACGCGGGCTTTGGTCGCTTAGGGCAGTACGACCTATACGAAAACGAAACGGAGATCTACCACAAGGTGCTCCGTTTTTATTATGCGCAAAATACAGAGGAGGAATAAATTTGGCAGGAACACGCATGGGATTACGCGATCTTTACTTTGCGAAATTGATTAAGGACGATGCTACGGGCGCCACTTACGATACGCCGGTTAAGGTCGGTAAGGCAATCGAGGCATCTATTTCACCGAATACAAACAGCGAAACTTTGAACGCGGATGATGGCCCGTCAGAAATCGAAACAGCTTTCGGAGGCGTTGAGGTAGAAATCGGTGTTGACCAATTATCTCACGATATCCAGGCGTTATTGCTCGGTCACACGATTAACGCTGACGGCGTACTCGAAAAGAAAGACACTGACTTGGCGCCATATGGTGCGTTACTCTTTAAGTCGCAAGTATCGGGTGGCGGCGATAAACTTTACGCGTTATATAAAGGTAAATTCCAGCTTCAAGAAGAAGAATTCGCAACTAAAACGGATAGTCCGGAATTCCAGACGGATTCAATTTCCGGAACATTCATGCGTCGTGAATTTGACGGCGTTTGGGGACGTTCAGTTTACACGAAAGGTGAAGGCGTTAATCAGACGGTCATTAACGATTGGTTTAAGAAAGTTTACGAGCCTTCTACGTCTGCACCTGCACCGGAAGAAAATACAGGAGCTTAATAGATTCAACGGAGAGTTCGGCGCAAGCCGGCTCTCTTTTTATTTGACTACTTAAAAAACAAAAACTAGGAGAGTGTTTATATGCAAATTACATTACTAATCAACGGTGAAGAAAAAGTATTTAGCGCGCCATTCATTAAAGGAAGAATGCTTCGCGAAGCTATCAAACTTTCGAAAACAAGCAACTTCGACGACCTGGACGTTGGCGATCTTGATAACCTCGTTGATTACGTTGTTCGCGTTTATGACGGTCAGTTCTCCCTTGACGAATTCTACGACGGCATTTCTTCCGAAAAGATGATCTCAACTATTTCCGATACGATCCAAGGCGTTGTAGGAACGGTTAATGCAGGTGTTGAACAGTCAGAAGCTGCGAAAGGTGAAGGCGAAGCCACTGCGGAGACTCCGGCAAAAAACTAACGCCGGGGTACCTTTTCCCCTTAGACTTCCTCGAAAAGCTCGAACACGACATTAAAAAGCTTTATCTCGACAGCATGGAACGCCCGCAGGATATCTATTACCTAGACGAAATGGACATCGGCTGGTTCTTCGAGCTCATGCAATATTCCGATAGCGGTAAAAACAAGCGCAGCAATTCCAGCGGCGGGAAGCAGGAAGTCTATATCGATCAGGTACTCGGTTTTTAGAAAGGGGGTAAAGCATGGCGGAATCACTCGGCTCATTGCGAGTCAGTATCGGACTAGAAAGCGCAGACCTAACGCGAGGACTTGCAGATATCAACCGAAAGCTCGGTGCGCTTAATAGCGAATTCAAGGCGACTATGGCTGGCGCTGGTAAATTCGATAATAGTCTCGATACTCTTAATCAGAAAGCGAACGTACTAAATCGGACGCTACAAGTACACAAAGCGAAACTAACCGATCTTAAGCGTCAGTACGAAGAAAGCGTACGGACAAAAGGAAAAGATGCGGCTGCCTCCGTTAAGTTACTAACGCAGTACAACAAAGCGTTAGCGGCCATGAGGAAAACCGAGGACCAACTCGATCTCGTCAACAAACGGATTAAGGAACAGAGTACAGGTTTCGCACAGCTAGGCGCTAAGCTAAACGCGAGCGTCAATACGATCACGACGAAAATGCGTGCGCTTGATGCTGCGTTCAAAGCGTCAACGGCTGGCGTTGATAACTTCGGATCGACCTCGGACCAACTGAGGCAGAAAGCCGACCACTTAAACAAATCGATTGATCTTCAGCAGCAGCGCCTTAAAGACCTTCGCCGTTTATATCTCGAATCTAAACGCGCAAAAGGTGAGGACGCACAGGAAACGCAGGAACTTAGCGCTCGTATGAACGAAGCGACCGCACAGCTTCGCGAAACGCAGGCGCAATTAAGATCGACTACGACGCAAATTAATCAGCAAGCCAACGCATGGCATCGCATGGGAACGCAAGCCCAAGAAAGCGGTGAAAACCTTCGGACGGTCGGCGGAAATTTACAGTCGATCGGCTCGGAAATCGCGACATCATTCGGCGCGGCTACCTTAGCGGTTGGCGGAGCGCTCGGCCTTGCGACTAAAAAGTCGATGGACTTCGAACAGCAAATGTCGAACGTTAAATCGGTTATGAATCCGGAAGAAGCGAATAAGTACAGCGATGCTTTAACGAACCTGGCGGTCAAACTCGGTGCTGATACGAAATACAGCGCGCTAGAGGCTGCGCAGGGTATGGAAGAATTAGTCAAAGCCGGTGTATCTACGCAGGACATTATAAACGGCGGCCTTTCCGGAGCGCTATCGTTAGCAACGGCGGGCGGTCTTGAATTGGCAGATGCGGCGGAAATCGCTTCGACTGCGCTTAACGCGTTTAAGGACGACAACCTCAGCGTAGCGCAAGCGGCGGATATTCTGGCAGGGGCGGCCAACTCTTCGGCAACCGACGTTCAAGAAATGAAGTACGGTTTATCGATGACGTCCGCAGTCGCTGCCGGAATGGGGCTGACGTTTAAAGATACGGCGACAGCGCTCGCTGTTTTCGCGCAGAATGGTCTTAAGGGATCAGATGCGGGTACGTCACTCAAAACGATGCTTAGTCGGTTAGTGCCGATGACTGAAGGCGCTTATACGACGATGGAATCTCTCGGTCTGGTAACGTTGGATACGAATAAGGCGTTCGATGTCCTTTCTAAGGAAGGATTTAAGCCGGCAAGCAAGAACCTCGGCGACGTATACAATGCGTTAGACAAGTACGTAGAAAAAAGCACCGGACTTAAGAAAGGAACGGACAGCTTCGAAAAGGCGTTTTCTAAGGCGTCTAACGCACTCGGCATAATGGATAACAAATTTTTCGATGCGCAAGGGAACATCAAAAGTATGACGGAAATCTCCGGAGAGCTTTCGAAAGCCCTTGACGGCATGACTGCGAAGGATAAGCAAGAAGCGCTGTATAAAATATTCGGTTCTGACGCAATCCGTGGCGCGTTGATCCTCGGAAAAGAGGGCTCTAAAGGATTTAACGACATGGCGAAAGCGATGGGAAAAATCAAAGCGGCCGATGTTGCGGCTGAGCGGATGAATAACCTTAAAGGTCGGATCGAAGAGCTTTCGGGCGCATTCGAAACAGCGCAGATTAACATCGGTAAAGCCTTAACTCCGGTCGTATCGGCGTTAGTTGCCGTGCTTCAAAAGGTCGTTGATGCGTTCAATAATCTATCGCCAGGTATGCAGAAGTTCGTTGCTATCACGCTAGCGGCGACTGCGGCAATACTAGGAGTTGTAACCGTTCTTGGCGTTTTGCTAGCCGGAATAGGAGGCGCACTTGTCGGTTTAGGTTCTTTACAAATCGCGTGGGGGCTTTTGTCGGTTCAGATTGCGGCGGCAGGCGGCATGATGGGAATATTTACGTCGATATTAGCGGCCTTAACGAGTCCAATTTCGTTGACAATAGCGGGCATAGCCGCACTAGTTACCGTTTTTGTTCTCGTATACAAACACTCGGAACAGCTACAGAAACTCCTCGGCGTAGTTTTTAACGCAATCAAAGCCGGAGCCTTAGTTGCATATAACGGCGCGAAGGTAGCTTTTGATGGAATCGTAGCGGCTGTCGATCGCGTAGCAGCGTACTTGCTCGAAAAAGGGCCGGCCATGTGGAACGGGTTTGCAGCCGGGGCAATAAATATAGGTACCGCAATACAAAGCGGATTTAATGCGGCCATCAGCGCAATCGGATCGTTCTTTTACTCAATCGGCCAAAAAGCATCGGAGTCTTTCGCTCAAGGAATCGGAGCTAAAGTATCGGAAGCTGCCGGAATCTTCTTCGCGCAGCTTAAAACGGCATTCTCAAGCGTAAGCGGCGTTATTTCTATCGTTGCGCCTACGATTACAGCGTTTGGGTTGGCGTTAATGGGCGTATCAGGACCGATTGGATTTGCGATTACAGCGTTGGTCAGCTTGACCGGATTCTTATTCCGACTTTACCAATCGAACGAACAATTTCGCAACTCGGTTACGACTGTTTGGTCGCAAGTAACAAGCGTTATTAGCAGCGCAATAACGGCGTTGCAACCGGTGTTTGACGCGTTTAGCCAATACTTCGGACAGATTGCGGCTGAACTAGCGCCACAGTTTGCGGAAACAATGAACGTTATGGTTACGAGTCTTGCTACGTTAAAGCCGGCATTTGCGGATTTAGGCGCAGCTATCGCAGAGCTCGGACCAACCTTCGCGCAACTAGGTACGACGTTTGTGAGCTTAGCAGGAACGCTCGGCGTAGCATTTTCGGACGCAGTCGTTCAGATTACGCCTTTAATCGGTGAATTGGCTGGTGCTTTTGCGCAGATGCTTCCGGGGATCATCAGCCTGGTTGGCGGACTAGTAAGCGTGTGGGCGCAAGTACAAGGTTCAATGCTGCAAATAATTACGTCAATCGTAACGGCAGTGCTTCCGGTACTTGTTCAAGGGTTTACGTCACTACTGCCGATTATTCTGAACGTAGTCCAAGCGGTATTTCCAGTAGCTTTGAGTCTTATTCAAGCAATTGCGCCGATAATTCAAATGATCGCGACTGAAGTGCTACCGATTCTATTAAGCGCAGTCCAGGCGATTTTCCCTGCAGTCCTGACAATCATACAAGCAGCGTTACCGATTGTTGTTGTGATTATCAAATTACTTGCTACCGTAATCAAAGATCTAGTAACGAACGTCTTGCCACTAGTTCTCAAGGTAGTTCAAGCAGTTTTCCCTGTTGTTCTAGCGATTATCCAAGCGGCAGTCCCAGTTATCATTGCGATATTGAAGGGTGTAGCAATAATTATTCAAAACGTAGTCATTCCAGCGATTCGTTTTATACTTCAAGTCGTACAGATTGTTTTCCCGGTAATTGTAAAAGTCATTCAGGGCGCGCTTAATATAGTAACTAATGTCATCAAGCTTTTCTCTTCTCTATTAAAAGGAGACTGGCAAGGTGCTTGGAATGCTGTATTGGGAATCCTGAAGAGCGTTTGGTCGATTATCACATCAGTTATTAAAGGCGCGGTTAAATTAGTTTTACTAGTTGTTAAAACCGCATGGAATACAATAAAATCCGTTACTTCTACCGTATTTAATGCTATTAAGACGGTGTTAAAAACAATATGGAGTAGCATTGTTTCTACCGTGAAAAATCTAGCTGGGAAAGTTGCAAGTGGGGCGGTCAGTGCTTGGAATTCTCTGTGGGGCAATACGAAAAAAATATTTAATAAAATAAAGGATTTCGCCGTCAACACATTCAATAAAATGGTTTCGAACGCTAAAGCCCTTCCAGGAAAAATCGGCGATGGAATTAAAAACATGGCGGGCAAAGCCGTTAGCGGCGTTAAAGCCCTCGGAAATAAGATGATCGGCGGATTCGAAGGCATCGTAAACGGACTTACGCAAAAAGGTATCAATAAGGTTCTCGGACTAATCGGCGTTGATAAAAAGCACTACATTCCGAAATTAGAGATTCCTAGATACGCGAAAGGTACGTCAGCAGGCGGGCATCCAGGCGGTCCAGCGATTCTCGGCGATGGAGGCGGACCTGAATTATTCCGCACACCTTCCGGATTTACCGGCCTAAGTCCCGGCAGAGATACGCTATTTAATTTACCGAAAGGTACGCAAGTCCTTCCGCATAACATGACGAAAAAGCTTATCGCGCAAGGTATTCCGGCCTTTAAGAAAGGCACGAAGAAGAAAAACCTATTCGAAAAAGGAGTCGACGCAGTATCAGGCGCGAAAGACACCGTCGTTAATGTCGCGAAAGGTGCCGTCAACAAAGTCAAAGAATTCGCGTTTGACGTATGGGATTACGTTTCCGATCCGAAGAAACTAGTCTCTAAAGTCGTCGGCAGCCTCGGCCTAAAGCTTCCGGAAATCTCCGGCGTATTCGGCAACATGGCGAAAGGTGCTTACGAAAAGGTTAAGTCGTCAATGGTCGGTTTCGTTAAGAAGCAGATCGATGATTTTGGCGGCGGCTTCGGCAGCGGAGAAAAAGCGACCGGTAACGTTAAACAGTGGATTCGTAAAGCGATGGCGATTACGAAAGTTCCGAGCAATTGGTTCGGCCCATTAACGACTATCGCGATGAAGGAATCCGGAGGACGTACCGGCCCATCTACGATCAACAAGTGGGACATCAACTGGAAGCGCGGAACGCCCTCGATGGGGCTTATGCAGACGATAAGAACAACGTTCGATTCGCACAAGATGAAAGGCATGGGAGACATTATGAATCCGGTACACAACGCGGTGGCAGCCATCCGGTACATCATTTCGCGCTACGGAACGGTATTCAATACGCCAGGCATCAAGTCTATGCGCGCAGGCGGTCCGTACAAAGGTTACAAAATCGGTGACATCGTAACGCAGAAGCAGCTCGCTTGGGTTGCGGAAGAAGGACCGGAAGCGGTCATTCCGTTGCAGAACAACCGTCAACGTGCGATTCAGCTTTGGAAATCAACGGGCGATAAGCTCGGCGTTTCACACGAAGGCCAAAGCGTGGCTCTGACTGCGCAGCTTATTAGCTTGCTCGAAAAACAAAACGCGATTTCTAGCGAACAGCTAAACGCAACAAAAGCGCTTGGCGATAAAGACACGGCGGTTTACCTTGACGGCAAGGCGTTAGACATTCGCAGCGCACGCATTATGAACGCCAAGAAGTTTTCGAAGGGGGTTAGGTAATGTTCGATTTGTTAATAGATCAGGGAGACGGCGACCAATCGCTACGAAGCCTACTCCCTTTCGTTAGGCTTCAAAGCTTTACGCCGGAGCCTCCGAGCATCGGTAGAACTACGTTAGATTTAGCGAATAGGAACGGTCTTGTTCAGCGCCAACGACGAGTGAAGTACAAAGAGCGCAAAATCAAGGCCGTTTTTCTTTTATCCGCAAGATCGCCGGAGCATTTCTATCTATATCGGGATGCTCTTGCGAAGCTTTTCGTTCAGGATGTACCGTACTACATTACGCATACTTTCACGCCAGGCGTTCGCTGGAAGGTCGTATGCGATGACGTATTTGATCGCGAAAAGAATCGGGAGAAAAACTACAAAGAAATCGAACTCGAATTCATCGCGCTAGATGGACTATCGGAATCAAAGTATACGTCCGAAACGGCGCTAAACGTTGCCGGCGAGCACTTTTTTCCGGGCATGAACATTCCGGATCAGAACGACATTCCTTACCGGTTTAAGGACGTAGCGGATTTTAAAGTCTACAACGCGTCGGACGTTACGATTTATCCGACGGAGCACGACTATACGGTCGAGATGTATTTGGCCGGCACTAATATAACGATCGCCAATCGCACGACAGGCGAATCATTAACGATAAAGACAACGCTTAACTCAACGCAAAAAGTTGAAATTAGGCGACAATACGTATTTGTAAACGATTCGGCCGGGGTTAAAACCTCCGGTCGTTTTCCGTCTATGGCGCCCGGCTACAACAGTTTTTACGTACAGAATGCGAGCGCGATCGATATTCGATTCAAAACACGTTTCTACTATAAATAAAGGAGGGGCGGCCTATCAAACAACTATTCGTACAGTCGGTAGATACCGGAGAACAACAGGAAATTCTCGATATAGATGTAGCGCCGTCTCTCAAAGTAGGGACGGACGGCAAGAAGGAACTAAGCTTTACGATCGAGCTTACGTATGACAACCAACTCGCGTTTAATTTATTAACGGAAACTAACGTACTGATTGTCGACGAAAAAACATACGGTGCGCAGCGCTATTTCATTACGGACGTTGAAAAGGAGCAAGTCGACGAGTCTTTAACGAAGGTCATAACGGCTCATCATATGTATACGATGCGGCTCAATAACCATTTCGTCAACGAAGAACTATCTGGAACACTTTCGTTATCCAAGGCGCTAAGCCATGCGCTATCAGGCAGCGGCTTTAGATACGATATTTCAAGCGATGCGGCTAACGTTTCTTCCGTAGTCCAAGAAAACTTCGGGAATAAAAACGGAATCGAACTCATGGACGAAATTGTCGAAGACTACAAAGTCGAACTCGCAGTAGATAACGATATGATCTACGTATACAAACAGCTCGGCCAGGCGCGAAACTTTAGGCTCGATACGCGCTATAACATCCAAGGTATAACGATTAAAACTTCCTCGCAAAACATTACGACGCGGGCTTGGGGATTCGGTAAGAAAGACGAGAATACCGGCAAATATGCGTTTGAGCCGTTTCAGTACATCCACCCGGACGAGAACTACTTTTTACTCGACGGCCGACCTCGATATGCAGCTTCGATAGTTGACGATCGATATACGTCAAAGTCGAGCATGGAAGCGGCGCTAAAGGAAGTCGTTAATCCTTATCCGCAAATAACGATATCGGTCACGCCAATCGCGTTTTATGATCCGTTGCTGGATGGCCGCGAAGACGAATTTGATATCGGTGATTCAATCAACGTAATCGCGGATACACTTATCGCCGGAACTACGTACGAAGATACGGTCCGTATCGTTGAGATGACTTACAATCCGTTAGATCCCTACGATGCGCCAGAATTAACGCTGGCAAACGTAAGTAAGTCGGTGCTCGATATGCAAGTCGAAGAGATGCTGCGGATTCGTAATCAGGAAAATTATATTCAGGCGCGCACCAACGAAATACGGCGCGAGATCTCAAGCGATATGACGACCACAACGCAGGTTCTCGAAGCGGCCACTTACGTAGATTTTACGAAGCAATCGCCGGAGTTATATGCGCGGCTTAATTTAGCGCACTCGACGGTCCTGCAATCGTTCAACATTGACCGTGTAAACAATCAAATATACGCGACGCAAGTGTGGAACGGTGAAGGCAAAAATCCGAACATGGAATCGTTTGTGATTACGCGAATGGATCTATCCGGCAAGATGCTCGATTATATGGTCTGTCTCGAAGGCGGTCACGGAACGAATATCGGTCTCGATTGGTCGGCATCCGAAGGCAAAATGTACATCTGGAGCCATTATTATACGTCGGATGTAGAACGAACGCATACAATCGCCCGTTTTCCGTATCAGCCCGGCGCATCCATTCGATACAACGATCCGAGTATTCAGCGGACCAAAAACCTCGGCGGCGAAGAATACACAGTCGTTTCGCTAGACATCGAACACAATCTACTATTCTTCCGTCGCGAAAACAAAGTCGTCGCGCAAGATCTAGAAAGCGCTAGAAAAGACGTTCTAAAAACGGTAGACGAAATGACGGTTGATCTCCCGTCGGGCACGATCTTTCAGGGCGCGTATATGGACTATCCGTATGTCTATTGGTATACGGGCGACGCAAACGAAGCGACCGAACCGAACATGCTTCGCGTCTATGATATTCGCGGCAACACAACGATTTACGAAAAGCGGATTATCTTCGCGAAGAATACGGCGATTAGTTGGGAGGACGGCTTCCGAGAGCCGGAGGGCGTTCACGTTTATGTCGATCCAAATACGAAAACTCGAACGGTTATGACGGGTTATGCGACAGGGGCAGTCGGTAAACGTATCGCGAAAATTTACGCATATCGGGAACCGGCCGAGAAGCTAAATACGAGCGCCAGCTTTAACACGGATCTTTACGCAAACGATGACGCAACAAAGAAACTGCGGGCGGTCACTCAAACGCTAATTCTCGAATATTCCGGCACGGCTTGGGCGGTTTCTAATGCGGCTAGATACGTAGCGACGCAGCAAAATCTCGTAACCAGCGTAGTAATTAGCGGAAACGATCTGAAGGTCACGCTTAACGAAAATTACTACAGTCTGTTACATGCGCAAGTAGAAACGGACATCAACTTGAAAGCGGCGAATGTGCTCGTGGGTACCGATTTAAATCCGGGCGGCGATACGAGCAATATTTTAACGTTAGGTTTTGCGCGTAACGGAGCACGGATAGCTCCGAACAGTACGTACGTTACGGTCGGCTCGAAAATATCCGTATTACTAATGACGGCCAATCCGTCAGATTAACGCAAAGGAGGACGATCATGGCGATTAAATTAATAAAAACGTATTCTCCGAACGAGAACGCAACGCGCCTTAAGCAGCAAGAGCAAGACGCACAAACTATCGAGGATGCGTTAAATAAGCAAAGCAGCGATTTAGATACGCACGAAAACGCGAAAATCGCGCACTCTGCATCGCAAATAAGTTACGAAGGTACTAACGTAGATACGGCGATAACCGCCTTAAACAAATACGTAGATAACCTTGTAATTGAAGCGAGTAAGGGCGATAGTAATGCGGAGGTTGTTGCGGCTCGGACCAATTACGATGGTACGACGGATACTTCGCTTAAAAATCGTTTGGATAGATACGCGCAAAAAACAGATAACGGACAGTTATTTCCATTAACGACGAGCGCAGGTTTGGCGAAAAGGCAGATTACATCAGGCGACTTAAACGATGTAACCGATGCAGGAGTTTATTATTGCGATTTTAGCAGCGCTGGAACATGGAGTATTTTAAATTCGCCTATTCAAGTACCAGGATTCTTAGAGGTCATCCCCTTCCCGTGGTCTAACTCAGGCGCATTACAACGTTATACGCCATATAGGGGGAGCATAACTACTCAGACTCAAGTTACTTATTTCAGAAATTACGGAGTAGGGAGTAAAGCGTGGGGTATGTGGGCAGCTACCGCGGATAAAACCCAAACTGATGCGGCAATTTCGGCTATTACATCTCAAAAAGTAAACGTAAGTACTGCAAGTATATCGGATGCTACATCTAGCGGAAACGATTATCCCATAGGATCGACTATTCAACAAATAACATCAGGAACAGCGACAGGCTTTCCGTACAACTATGGTATTTTACACACAATAAAGTACAGCAATACACGGATGTCTCAGCAATTTTATTCAACAGGCGGAGACATAAACTCGCAAGGTTCGTGGGGGCGTTACTGGCATACAAACACAGGATGGACTCAGTGGTATTCTCTGTATGGTAATAATTCGTGGTGCAATGTTTCAGTTACAAACGAACAAACACTGACACAAAGTTTCACTCAAAAAGTAAAGTTTGATCGCGTCATTTCCGACTCCCACTTGCAATTCAATACGGCTAATAACAGATTTATTGCGAAGGTACGTGGAATGTATATGGTCGGTGCCGGTTTATATATAAATCGAAAAAAACAATACAACAACGTTGAACTTAATTTATATAGGAATGGTACGCGGTTTAAGGTAATTCACCAAAATAGGCAAGATCCTAATAACACTGCAGCAGATGAATTTAACCAAGGTCATTACGCAAGCGGTGTTACTGTTCCGTTAGAAGTCGGAGATTATTTAGAACTATTTATCTTCGTCGGCGCCGGCCAGGATTTAACGATTACGGCAAACTCCGGATGGTATAACTATTTCGATATCTACCGCATCGGCGACATTCCGATGGGGATTTAAGGAGGTTTTACGATGAATATCGGATTAGCAATGTTAGTACTTTTTCCTGACGCCGTCCCGAATCGTGATTATGTCGTAATGGCAGATGGTGATCAACAATGGATAGATGAAAACCAATGGTATCTAAACGCGCCGATTCCGTCTGCGGCCGAATTAGAAGCGGCTTATCAGAAGTACCTCGAACAGCCGACGATTGATTCCGGAACATCCGTCGAGGAACTACAGGAAGGCCTTACAACGACGCAGCAGGCGAATTCGGTATTAATCAAGCAACTAAACGAAGCAACCGAAGCAGTCAAAAAAGCAAAAGAAGACGCCGAAACAGCACATCAGATTATCGCAGAACTTATCGTGTTAACAACGGAGAAAGGGGTCTTGTAAATTGGAGGAGAATACGTTCTTGTATAACGCTATCAAGCTTTATTACGCGAAAGGTTACTACGATAAGCAACAGGTCGCACGTTTCGTCGAGCTCGGTAAAATTTCTCGCGAACAATATGCCGCAATTACTGGCGAAGTTTATTCCGGCACAGTACCTGCGGAACCTACGCCTGAAGATCCGCCAACTGAAACACCGCCATCAACCGAGGAGCCGACGAATGACGGCACTGACGGTGGCGATACGGAACCTCCCAGCGAAGGGCCTTCTGGGGCGACTGACGGATCTACTGGGACTGAGTAAATAACGGAAAGGAGGCGCCACAATGTCGGAGCCGACTAACACCGAATTCCGGGAAAAGATAGCGGATATTCGCGAGTGGCTTGTTCGGATAGACACCAAGGTCGATTACTTTAACGAAGTCAAGTTAAGAGCCGATCAGGCTTATGAAAAGGCAGATCAAGCGGAAGAGAAAGCGGAAAAAGCGTTAGCAATGTCGATAGAGAATCAATCCAGTATTACGGATATGAAAGCAAATACGAAATGGGTTTGGGGTGTGATGATAGGTGTCGCAGGATTAGCGATATCTGGAATCGCGCTATTTTTATAACCAAATAAACGTAGTACGCCCGTCAGGTGAGAGTCCCGGCGGGCTTTTTTAATTTCGAAAGGAGACGATAAAATGGCGATTTCAGTACGTAAGAATCTCGTCGCATCAAGTAAGTATCCCGTTAAGTGTCCGTATTCAATGGATGCGAAGTATATTACGTTCCATAATACGGCTAATGACGCTTCAGCGGACGCAGAGATTCGGTACATGATCGGAAACAACAACGAAGTGTCATATCATTTCGCGGTGGACGATAAGGAGGTCGTACAAGGCATTCCGACAGATCGAAACGCGTGGCATACCGGAGATGGTAACGGATCAGATTCCGGAAACCGTACGTCTATCGGCGTAGAGGTTTGCTATTCGAAGTCAGGCGGCACTAAGTACAAAGCGGCCGAGAAACTGGCGATTAAATTTATCGCGCAACTATTGAAAGAGCGTGGCTGGGGCGTTGACCGCGTTCGTAAGCACCAAGACTGGTCCGGTAAATATTGTCCGCACCGTGTTCTCGCCGAGGATCGTTGGGAAGAAGTAAAAGCGGATATTGCGGCGGAACTTAAAGCACTCGGCGGTAAATCAACGTCATCTTCGTCTACGAAGAAATCTGCGCCTAAAGCTTCCGGATCTACTTATACCGTCAAGAAAGGCGACACACTTTCCGAAATTTCGGAGAAAACAGACGTAAGTGTGGCGAAGCTTCAATCGTACAACGGTATCAAGAACGCGAATAAAATTACGGTTGGTCAAGTGCTCAAGCTTAAAGGCGGTTCAACGTCGACCTCTAAAGGAAAGAAATACGTTTACCTTCCGGCTTCGGCTGATTCTTGGCGTATCTATCCGACTAACAAAGCACCGGTTAAAGGAAATGAATGCGGCTACTTGCGTCCTAAGAAATTCGGCGGCCTTAAATACGAAGTCCTTGCGAACCCTCAAACGGACGTCTATACGATCAAAACGGATCAGTTCGGAAAAGTAAATATCTACGCTGCGAAATCAACTGGCGCAATAGTAAAATAACGAAAGGGAGACGATATTATGCAAGACGTTTTAATTTTCGCGACTGTACTGGCGCCAATCCTAACGGCGCTTGTTCAACTCGTTAAGAAAACGGTTAAGCTTCCGACTAATGTAATCCCGGCGTTAAGTTTCGTGATTGGCATTGGACTTGGTGCGGTTGCTTATCCTTTTACTGACCTCGACTTGGTGTTGCGGTTATGGGCCGGTGGCTTTGCGGGATTAGCTGCGACAGGTCTTTTTGAACTCGGAGCCAAACGCGAAGGTACAACGAAATAACGAAACCTTTAGCGAGTGCTTACGTATGATAACGTAGGTGCTCGCGTACATAAAAACTCATTGCGGATAAGTTTGGCGCCGTAGTATAATTTTACTAACTCACTAACTCATATAAAGGACGGGTGGATTAACGTGGAATATAAAACGGTAACTGTAAGTAAGCAGCGATTTGGCGCTAGTCGAATAGTATGTTTGGTAATCGGTATCCTACTCGTTTTGGTCGGATTTCTCTTAAGCCTGACTATAATCGGAATAATTGCGGGCGGCATGCTTATCATCTTCAGTTTACCGTTTTTTGCAGTCGCTAAAGGCGGCGCCAAGTTCACGTGTCCTAACTGCGGTTATAAACACAACGGAGTAGCTTCCGGCAACGTAAACGCAACCTGTCGGCGCTGTAAACAAAATATCGCTGTAGATTGGCTCGACCACCCGGATAAAATCGAATAATTGAAACCAGCCCCGTCCTTAACCGGATGGGGCGTTTTTTATGTTTATGATATCCGCAAACCTCACGAAATTTGTATCGCCTTTGGCGTCCTTCACACGAAACTCCTTCCGTATGTGGTCAACGTAATGTACTGCGCCAATTACCTCGCGTATGTATCCATCGTCGTAAACCTCGAATGCAAGCGGCGCTCCGAACTCCATCGATTCAGCGACCGTCATTTCCATATCCTCGATCTGCTGCACATCCAGCTGCGGCTTTTCAACTTTCCGTTTCTCTTCGGCTTGTCGCGCTAGGCCGGCTCTGTGCTCCGGTAAAATAATGCGCATCGCCCACCGTTTATCCTCGATCTCCATGGCGAACACCTCCGCATTTATTATATGCGAATGTGTGTTCGATTATCAACAGTCAAAATAATCCTCTCGATCGACTTCGTACCCCAGCGACCTTAAAGCGCGCTGTACTTTAACCCACGTTGAAATACGCGGCGCATAATCGCGATCATTACACATGCTCGTCATTGTGCCGTGACCTATGCCGGCCTTCTGGCGAACTTCCTCCTGCGCGATTCCTTCTCGATCTAAAAAGCGGCCGAATCGGCTGCGTCGTTTACCTAGTCCAAACATCGGACAACACCTCCTAAAATCAGCGTGTCCAAAAAATCGGAAAGTTAAACGTGGGCAAAAAACTGTGATATTGGACGATCCGTAGCGCGTAACGTTTATTAAACGGCAACTACACGGCAGCTAAACGGTAGGGTGCGGGTAGGTTCGGTAGAGTTGCGAAAAGGTTACCGCACTTAGCGACGACTTCCGTAACGGTTATTAACATGTTAACCTACCGCACTTTATCGCGCGTAACGCCCATAACGAAGCCGTTTACGAAATTTGTTAAGGAGTGAGAGAGATGAGTGAAGCGAGACGAAAGAACGACAGGGCGGGGCTCACACGGGCGTTTTCGTTCGTGCCAGGCGGATTCACAGCGGCAGGATTTTTCGATATGTCTCCGGAGGTAGTCGGCTTGTACGCGTTAGTGGGCGGCGCGGGCTTGGTCTGCATCGGAGCGGCTTGGCTAGAAGGGCGCTTGTTCGGTGGCAAATTTGCGTATATTGGAGACGCAGTAAACGGGCTTCTTCGGTTCGTCCTGCCGGCGGGGTATGCCGTGTTGCTACTGCGTTTTTTAAACGCGATATGAAACGGTTTTTGCGCAATCTTCACGCCAAGCAGACGCTAAAGTACGCCTTTGATGCCGCCGGCCTGTACGCAGCCAAACGCTTGTCTAACGGAAAAGATGCGCGCCGATATCCAAAAATTCATGATGTTGATATTAACGAAGAGAGAACGCGATATGTATTTACGTTGCTAAACGGAATGGACCCGAAAGAAATCGCGAAAAAGGAATTTGTGTTCCGGCAAGTATTCGGACGCAATGTTGAGCTAAGCGGCGATCTAAAACGCTATGTATTAACGGTTTATAGCGCCGAAATGCCGGCCATATTGCGCTATGACTTTGCGGAAATCCAGCCGGTTATAGAGCGCCACAAGCTCGGCATTATCGCGGGCAAGGATCGTCATGGCAGATACGTTAGCTTCGATTTATTGACGCAGCCTCATATTCTTATTGCGGGCGAAACAGGAAGCGGAAAGTCGACGCAGCTGCGGTCGATCCTGACGACGCTGATAAAACAGAACCGACCCGACCGGCTGCAGTTATACCTCGTGGACTGTAAGAAATCGGAGTTCCACGTATTCCGAAAAGTCGAACACGTACAGTGCGTTTTAACGAGCGCGGAAGATATACGAAGAATGTTACGAAGTATAAAACGCGAGTTAGATGAGCGCAGTAACCTTACGGAGCAGTTCGAAATAAGCCATATCGATGAGCTCCCGGATGACCGTAAACGACCGTATATAGTCGTCTGTATTGACGAGTTTCTTCTATTAAGAAAAGACGCCGAGATCATGGACGTATTAGCGGAGCTCGTCGCGATAGGCCGTACGCTTGGAGTATTCGCGATTCTTTCAATGCAGCGACCGAACGCCAAGACGCTTGATACAACTATTCGCGCAAATCTAACCGTAAGCATGGGCTTTAAGCTTCGTGATATAACGGAGGCCCGAATCGTCAATACGCCAGGCGCCGAGAAACTAGACGTAAGTGGGCGGTTTATAATGGCGGCCGACAAAACCTACGAACTACAGGCGCCGTATCTCGAAATGAACGAGGCGAAGGCGCTGCTGAATCCGTACTGTGTAATGAAGTCACCGACCAAAGACGTAACGCCACCGGCAGCCGAGCCGGAAATCTTAACGGAAAAGGACGTGTTTATCGATGGCCCTTACTAACCGAGATAAAGCGATCATTGCGGACCTTAATAAATTTCGCGTAATGGATCGCGATACGATTGCCGAATTACATTTCGGAAATTTGCGCAGACCAAAATACGCAGCCAATAACGTTCTGCTGCGGTTGCTTAGGGACGGACATATTCAGCGATCTACGACGCGCCAGCCTTACGTTTACTTTGGCGGCGAAACGACGATGAAAAAGAACAGCGCCAAGATCGATCATTTTCTTGCGATAGGTAACGTTTATAAAGAGATGCGAGGGCAGGCGTTGGAGTCGTTCTTGGTGGAGCCTAAGTACGGCGATAAAGGTACGGTCGAGCCGGATATATTTGCGCTATACCGGCGGACGCCTTTCTTTATCGAGGTGCAGCGGTCGGTTTATTCGGAAAAACAGATGCGCGAAAAGTTAGACCGGTACGAAGCGTTTTTCCAGTCGGGTATTATCGCACTGGAACCGTGGCAGAATCCCGAACGGATTATGTTTCCGCACGTATTGATTCTGTCGGATACGCGATACGGATTGCCTTCGTTTCCATTTAAGGTATTCCAGGCGCCGACCTTTACTGCGTTTATTCAGTCGATAACAAAGCCGAAAGAAAAGACGCCCGCGAATTAATCGTGGGCTTAATCGTTTAGATCATCTCATCTAAATCAGACGGAGCCTCATTTTCTATCTTGCGAATAAGGTCGTTAAGTTTTTCTCTAAGTTGTTTCCCGATAGTAGAATACGATGGATACCCGCCTTGACCTCGTATCTCATATATGTAGCCTTTTTCAATCTGTGTAATGACGTGTTGGATTTCAAGAAGTTCGTGCGAGTAAGCTTCTTTAATAGTCGGTTTCTTCCCCATATATTTCACCTCCCTTCAATTAATCGCGTAGCTCAAACAATTCGTTCATATCCGTAATGCCAAGAACTTTCGCAATACGTCCGATATGCTCACGATTATAAGTTGTGCGCTGATGGTTGCAGATTTCGCTGATAACGTTCGGTCTAAGCTGCGTTTCTTCTGCGAGCTTCTTTCGGGTCCATCCGCGGGCTTCTAATATCTCGTCCAATTTAACGTAGAGTTCCAA